GAAAATGGACTTTTTGAGGGCACCGTTACCGCGCCAGAAGTAGTAAACTTAAATATATTAATTGCTTATGCTACTGTAGAAACTTTAACTTTAGAAAAACCATTTAAAATTCTTACCTTTAACCCTAGAGCAGTAAATAACTCAGAATCTTATTCAGTGCCTAGACCCTTTGAAGACTATGAAATAGGGGATGTCGTGTATGCTGTGGTGAAGAAAGGACCTAGATTTCAGGTAGGGTTACAGAGCCCTCAGTCGGTGAGAATATATGGGCTGACAATCGCGCCGGAAGATAGTGGAACAGAGAAAGTTACATCAATCCAAACGGTATATCAAACATGAGTGCATTAAATTCAAAGCATCCTAGACCTGTTTCTAAATTTAATCAATTTGGAGAATTTAAATCTCTTCAAAATAAAGTAAAAGTGTTAGGTAAATCTACTAGGCAGATTTCAAAACATAGAGAGATAGATACTACTGGTAAAAGCAATGTAGAAATAGATATAGAAGTAGAGGGGCCGTGTGGCGGTCTTCCCACTGAAGAATTGAACGGGATAGCGATTTCTGATCCAGTTAATAACTTGTTCTTAATTCGTCAAAATAATAAATGGCGCAAAATTCCTACGGAAGAATTATAGAGAGGTGAAATAAATTGGCAGGCGGACTACTTTTGGGGCCATATGTGGCCGAAGATTTAGATTACAGTGCTAGTGATCTTAGATTATTAAGTTCATCTTTAGGAGTTCAAGCAGGCGTAGTTGGTGCAAATGATTTTAAAGTAGCTGCCGGTTCTGGGTTACAAGTAAATGTAGAAAAAGGTAAAGGGTTTATAGAACAGACGAAAGCTACTCAAGAATCTAGTAATGCTTTTTACAATGGATTGTATAATGTCTTAAATCCAACTGAACAAAATCCTTATAACTCGGTTGAAGTTCCTACTACTAATCCTCAGATTGCTCAGATTATTCTTAGAGTATATGATATTAATGAATTAAAAATTAGCGGCAGTACTTATGCGCGAGTAGAGTGGTTAAATGGTACAGCAAATGCTGGAGCAACTAAAGCGCATATAGAAGAAGAAGAAGCTAGCACTTATGGCGCGGCTATTTTACCGCAAAGTTCTTTTAGATTATGCTATGTATTAGTACCTAAAAATGCTACAAAATCTTCTGAATTTGAAATTTTTGATAAAAGATTTTTTAATAATAAATGGCCTTTGAACATTGTATCAAGGTCATCTAATTATACTGCTGTGCCTGGTGAAATGGCAATCATAGAAGGAGAAAACATATGTACTCTTCCTGTTTTACCAAAAGGGTTGGCTTTAGGGGCTTTTGCTGTGATATCGGCTACTATAAAAACAACAGGAGCTTTTAGTTTTATATTTGGTGATTTTGTAGAAGGTAAAAAAGAAGTCAAATTGGGAAAATATCAGCATCTTATTTTACAAAGTGACGGTGAAGGTTCTTATATAATAATTGATGGAAGTCCAATTAATGAAAATAAATTAGTTAAAACTGAACCTACTCGTGCTGCTGTTCATGCTGGAATACAACCTAGCAAATCGTATCGCGCTTTGGTTACAGTATTTACAAATGGTGGTGGCGAAATTGATAATATTGAAGTAGAAGGAAAAGTTGTTGGAACTTTGGGAGTTCCTGGAACGGTAACTTTTTCTGTACCTGCTGGTGCTTTTTGGAAAAGTTTTTCTGAAAAACCATCAAATAGCTATATTGTTACCACATTACTACTTTAAGAGTTACAACTGTATAACTTTTTTAATAAAGCATTATTTCTATACCATATTTTTGATTTGCCATTGCAAATATAATAATTATTTTCTTCATGATAAGTCATTTCGTATCTGCAAATAGTATATTTTTTTTTATGTATTGAACATTTATTAGTTTTATAACTAGTAATAAATTCTGGAAAAGATATAAATATATTGTGTAAGCTTTGTTCTGTACTTAGTTTAGACTGGTAAACTGTTGCTGAACGGTTGTGCTGAGAATTATTCTTCCCAACAGCAGTAGTAGGAAATAGTAGTAGTAAAATAGTTATAGGTATATAAAATAATTTTTTCATTTTATATTTCTTTCTTTATAGATTATATTTCTCGAAATCCTGCTGAAATAAGATATCATAGATTATATAGCTTGTCAAATCTTCGGCAGAAAACGGCGAAAGAAGGTCTTGACTTTCTCCGATACTATGCTATATACTCTACTTGTTGCTGCCCCACAGCGACTCCTCTCTCCTCCGGCCGCACGGCGAGCGCCCTGAAAAATGGGCGCTCGTCCTTTTTGTAGCACGTCGTATTTTCTACGCTGCGATTCTGGTATGCTGACGTGTACAACCACGGCAGCAAATCTGCGCAAATAGGTTCCCCTTTTCTAGTATGATGTATTCCCGAGCCAAGGCAAGTGCGGGCTCTCTTTCTAAATTCAGAGCCAAAGGGAGAGTTTGAATGCGCGCATTTTCTGTTGGTGGAATAAACGCTTTCCAAGGAGGAAACGTTCAATATGGATTTTGTGGGATCAATGAATGATATCTCGGAGAACAATCGAGGAATGGATTTCCACAATCTCCAGAATACTTGGCGTAGTTGGTTTAATTTACGAGCTTTTCATAAACAATTTAAACAATCCAACTGCGATAGTGGTATTTGGAGGATTAGCAGGTTTGCCAGATGCACTTGGATACCGGCAATCGATAAGGCAACAAGAGGAAAGAAAAGCGGAAAAGGCCCCAAAAGAATAAAAAAGTTGCATATAGTAAATATTTTAATTGCTACTTATTTAGTGATTATTATAATGGCAGCATTTTTGTCTGTAGAGACTTGGATGAAGTAATATGAAAGTTTTTAAAGCAAATAAAAATATAAAAATTGAAGATAAATATTTAACGCCCGAGAACAGGGTTGCTAATTTAGAATCTAAGATAAACCAGCTTTCTCGCCATATGGTATTGATGGCAAGAGGTTATATAATACTTTTATTTGCTATTGCTGTGACTTTTTATTTAAGTGATCATACATTGAATAAGGTTAATAGAGAAGAGAATCATACTCAGAAAGTTCAGGCGGCTGGTGCGCCGACAGGAGTATGTTTAAGAGAAGCAATGAAAGCTGGATTGCCTATTCTGATTAATTTTGCTAATGATCTAGAAAAAGCAGAATCAAAAACTCCAGATAACGAGAAGCCTGTAGTACAGCTATTTGTTAGTCTTACTAGAAAAGCTGAATCACCTCTTAAAAGTTATGTAAGCTTACAAGAAAAAAGATATATAGGAATAAAGTGTCCTAAGAGTTAGGCGTAGGCAGACTCCTATTACGATAGGAGAAGAATGAGTAAGGATGAGGTTTCGCTACGAGAGCATATAGAGGCGCTAAGAGTAGCTGATCAGCGAGCATTGAATATAAAAGCTGAGGCTGACAAAGATGCATTAATTTTGGCTAGGGAAATTCAGACTTACAAAGATCAGCAGCATAATGGCACCCTTGATCAATTGAATCAAGAGCGTGGTGAATATGTAACTATTAATTTATATAATCAACGTCATGATGAGCTAGAGAAAAAATTAGTTGAAATAGACAAGCATATGGCTGAGAATACAGGTTATTTTGCCTCTAAAGAGGAGGTTATATCAGTATCTAAAAATTTAGAGACTTTAATAAAGCCACTAACTGATTTTGTTGCTAGTCAGCAAGGGCGCAGTGGGGCTGCGATCGATACTAGAATAATAATTTTTGGAGTTTTAACTTTAATAGTTTCTTTTATAGGCGTGATAACCGCTATAGCAGCAGCTTTGATTATTGCGTTGCGGTAGCTTGACATCAGTGTCCTTATGCTGTAGGATCTGCAAATGCCCTTAGATATAATTATAGATAATAAAATTCGGTTTAATCCAGAATATTTAGATAATTCTGTTTTAGAGGAAATTTTTTCTCAGTTACGAATCGACAATCCGCGCAAGATTCGCGCCGAAAGGGAGATGATATGTGGAGCAGAAAATCTTCCTGACTATATAGAGCTATGGAAGTATAGTTCTCATAATAAGATTGAGATTCCTAGAGGAGTTAGATATAAGGTTTTGAGTTTAATTGCCGATAATGATATAGAAATAAATTTGATTGACAATACTAGTCACTATAAAAATTATCATAAGAATGTAGGATTAATTCCCCTTCGTGATTATCAGTCAAAAGCTATTGAAAAACTAGCTATATATAATAATGGGATTTATTCTGCGCCAACTGGCGCGGGGAAGTCTCGTGTGATGCTAGAGCTTATAAGGACTCTAGGGCAAAAGACTTTAATTATATGTGAAAAGACTGATATAGCCCAACAATGGATTAATTTTGCACAGGAATTTGGATTCGATGTTGGGCTTGCTTATGAAAAAATTTGGGACGATGATAAGGATCTTATAATTTCTTTGAGACAAAGCTTATGGAGAAGAAAAGATGAGCTTGGTCAAGAATGGTTTGATCAATTTGGAACCATTATATATGACGAGGTACACCATTCGGTAGCCGAGACTTCGTTTGATCTTGTCCAGCGCTTTCCTGCGCGCTATCGTTTTGGCTGTTCTGCGACCCCTGACGCGGACCCAGAATTATTTCCAATTGCTGAGGCGGTAATCGGGCCGGTAGTGGCTATTTCTACTCCGGAGGAAATTGGAGAGCATCTAGTAATACCGTCTGTAAAAGTGATAAATACTGAATTTGATTTTCCTTACCGGCCAACTTTCCGCCAGGGAAATAAAGTAGTGAGGAATAACTACAATTCGATGATGGAATCTTTAGAAGAAGATGATTATAGGAATTCTATGATAATGAATTTTGTTTTGATAGAGACAGAAAGAGGTAATAACTGTTTAGTTGTCTCTAAAAGAAAGAATCATTTGAAAAATTTAGAAGGTGCAGCTTATAAGTATTTAAGAGGGGAGTTAGGTCCAAAGGTATTTTTACTAACTGGAGACAATTCAAAAGAAGCTTATTACATATCTCATGATATAAATTTTGGTGAGACTGGTTCTATTTTATTTTCTACTTTGGCTGATGAGGGAACTGATATTCCTAGATTAAATAGAATATTTTTAGCTTATCCGGGAAGAAAGCTAAGAGGATACGAGCAGGCGATAGGTCGTATAATGCGTCCTCACCCTAAGAAGAAAGATGCTATAGTATACGACTTCAGGGATGTAAAAGTTCCTTTATTAAATAGTCAATATAGGTTTAGAGCACAAGGAATTTATAATAAGAAGAATTATAAAGTAGAAGTTTGTGAATAAGTTTGAATCTAATGTTTTAGAGTTTAAGAAATTGACCTCTAGAAAAACTGAGTATTGTATTTGTGAACATAAGACTAAGAGTAGTGTAAGGAAGTCTGCTACTTATGGAATATATATAATGAAAGTACCAGCAGGAAATTTATGCGCTAGTTGTGCAAAAGAATGGAAAGAGCTATGGATGGAACATTCTACAAATTTTGAGCAGAAAAATGGCCGGGAGTTTCCTCCCGACCAAGTAAAACAAAATATAAATTAAACAGTGTATCCGCTATCCTTATCCCCACTAATCGTACCCTCACTAGCGTGCTTAGAGAGCTTGCGGGCGATCTGCTGCCCGCTGACGCCAAGGAACTTAGCAATATCCGTAGTCTTAGTAGGACCGTTCTTGGAGAGGTGTGCTACAGCCTCCAGAAGGTCTTTATCCTCGACGGCAGGTTTGCCGCTGGTGGTGCTACTACCCTTCTTGTTCTTCTTAAGGAAAGATTCTAGACTCTTGATCTCTGCATTAAGAGGACCGGCCTTCTCCTCAAGCTCAGCTTGTTTCTCGGCAAGAGATTCCTCAGCCAGCTTCAGTGTTGCATCAATTACGTCGCTCACATTTTCTCCTTTGTAGACTGTTATAAGAGCGTATTGAAGATCGTAGCATACATCTGGAAAGCATGTCAAGACTAAATTTAAAAAAATTTGTAGATCTTTTTCAAGCGCTTGAAAGCTGCTCAGATGCTACGATATAGAGGCTTCTCGTATGTTATAAAAACCTAAGAAATAAGAAATATAGTTCTAAAAAGAAAGAAATAAAATATAAATATGAGTAATTTTGCAGGACAGAACATAAACAGAGTAAATGCAGTTAAACAATTAGCAAAGGGAATAAGAAAAGATGAGAATGAAGATATAGATATTGAGGAGTCTATAGTAAGATTCACAGGAGCTTTTGTAAATGCTTTTATTTATTATATAGATGTTATAAAAGAAGCAAATGATTTAAAAAAGAAAGAATTTAATTATGAGATTGGAGGAAAATAATAATGGCGGCAGAGTCTGCGCAGCAAAAGGTAACGTTAGAGCAAAGTGAGGCAGCTTCTTTTGCACCTGTAGATGAATCTGGAGTACCAATGATGATGATATCTTGTGCTGCTACAGAGTTAATACCTACACGTCAATATGCTAACGTGACGTCAGGCCCGATTGTAGTTAAAAGATGGATTCCAGTAAACTTTAAAGGTTTTACTGAAGCTGAAGTTGTTAGCATGAAGTTAGCCGCAAAAGAAATGCAAGTAATATGTGAGGAAGCAGTTGCAGAGGATAGACAATCTTTGCATGCTTTAATTCGTCAATCTGATGGTGGGAGATATACTGAATAATATATGTTTTATATTCGTCCTTTGATATTAGGATCTAGTGATGAAAAGATTGAAATAAAGACAGATAAAAGTGGAGAAGTTTATTTAGTTAATATCAATACAAAAATTAGCCTAACGGTAGATGAAGCAATAGTCATGGTTAATCATTTACAGTCAAGAATTGAACAGATAAAATCAGTAGAAGCAATTTTACGTTAATTTTTATATTTTAAAGGAGTGGTAATGCCAGATAGAACTTTTATAGTCGATAAGCCAGGATATTGGGGATTCTGGATAGGTATTGATAAAGAAAATTTTAATGGAAAAGCCGATGTAACTATAATTAAGAATTCATATATGAATATTGATCATAACCAAATAAGAATGTTGGGTAGAGGATTGATGAACGAAATTTATAGCATTGCAATTAATAATTAATGAGGAGATATACTGAATGAGTACTATTATGAATGATTCTTTGTATTATGCTGTAAAGAGCATTGAAAAAATAGGAGGATACAATCCTCTAATAGAAGCTGAAGAGTTGTTAGATAAGGCGGTAGAAGGAGCTTCTTTTGACGAACTAATTGAAAGAAGAATTATTAATCATGAACCTACAGCTTATATAACTAATCATTGTAAATTTAGAAATTTAGATCTATTTATCGATGAGAGAGTATTAGTTCCTAGATCGGAGACTGAACCTTTGGTCGAAATTGCTGTGGAGGATCTTCCTTTGGAAGCTTCGGTAGTTGATGTGGGTACTGGATCTGGTGCAGTTGCTTTAGCAGTAAAGAATGAGCGTAGAGATTTACAAGTTACTGGAGTTGATATAAGTAAAGATGCTCTTGATGTAGCTTGTATAAATGCAACTGCTCTTGATCTAGATGTTGATTGGCACTATGCTGATTTGCTAGATGGAGTAAAAGGTGAATTTGATTGTGTATTAGCTAATTTGCCCTATTTACCTACTACTAAAAAAGATAGTTATGAGCCCGAGATGACCGAGCATGAGCCGCAGGTGGCTTTGTGGGGTGGTGAGGATGGCTTTGAGCTGATCCGTAGGCTCCTCGCGCAGGTCCAGCGTCGAAAGGGTGTATCATTACTCGCTCTGGAGGTTGGTATAGGCCAGGAGAAGGACGTATGCGAGATGGTCAGGGCAGCAGGATTTCCGACAGTATTTTGCACAACTGACTCCAGAGGGCAAATTCGCGCGGTAGTGGGTAAACGTTAGAATAAAACTTAATAGAGGAGAAGGAATGGCAAAATATGTGAAAATACCAGTAGAAGTAGATGCCATTCAGTATAAGGAGGGACAAACAACCTGGAAAAATATCGTAGATTTTTTAGGTGATGATATAGATAATCCTGATTGTTATGAAGGAGACTGGATAGTCAAAGAAAAAAGAGGGTATAATATATATAGCGATAAAGAGTTTATAGAATGCTTTAAAGAGGTTTTATAATGGATTCAGAGAGAGCGGTACTTTCAAGTGCACTTGTTTCTGGATCAATATCTACTCTCTTAGCAAGGGGAGTGGAACTTAAACATTTTACGAACACTAAATCAGGCGAAGAATGCAGATTAGTATTTTCTTTTGCGGCGAATCACGCGCGAAAATATGGATGTAGTCCATCACCTCAAATAGTTAAAGCTAATTTCCCTAATTGGCATGGCGAACCATCATCGGATCCGTTAGAGGCATTAATTGATCAGTTTTTGAATGATGTGAGAAGACGTTATTACTCAGCAAAGGTAATGGAGCTAGCGCAAGCGGAGGGAAATCCGGCCAATTGGGGTAAATTAGATGAGATAATGCTAGATGCAGCAAGAGATCTGGCAACAGTAATTCCTTCCGGTCAGGTTTCACGCGTAAGGGCAGAAATGCAGGATCGTATTGACCAGTATGAAGTGGATAAGGCTGATGGTAGAGTTCTAGGTATTAAATGTGGGATTCCTTTGTTTGATGATTTAACTGATGGTTTCCAGCAAGGAGATATCGTAACTGTTGCAGGCTATTCTGGTAGAGGAAAGAGCTATACTGCACAAGCATTTTTAGCTAATGCGCTTGATCAAGGTAAAGATGCTTTGCTCATGTCGTTAGAGATGAGTACTCGTCAAATTATGGATCGTTTCGATACCATGATTACTAATTTTAGTCATAAAGAGTTACGAAAGCGTCAGTTACCAGATAGTGAGATTGAAAATTGGCGTAGAGCTGCGCAGAAATATGAAGATGCTAAAAATGATTTAGTAGTAGTAGATAAGATGGGCCACTGCACGGTTGACAGAGTATATGCAGAGATAAACCGTTATAAACCAGATATTACTTGTGTAGATTATGTTCAGTTAATGAAGGGTTCTAAAGCCTCTATGTCGAAATGGGAGGGCCTTGTAGAGATTACTAATGAATTGAAGTCTGTGGCTTTAGCTACTGATTCTACAATTATTATGGTTAGCCAGGATCAGCGAAATTCTGCTGAGGAGGGATCGACAGAAAGTAATATGGGTGGGTCTATCTCAGTATTACAAGCTGCTGATATTTATATTGGAATGATGCAAAATGAAGAGATGAGACATCAAAAGAAAATTTTGATGAGGCTTATCAAGAATCGGAATGGATCCCCAGGAGAGTCAGACGTAATGTGTGATCCAGAATATGGGCGTTTTGTACCTTGGCAGGATAATAATATAAATAATTTTGATAAGGAGTTAGTATGAACTGGGATTTAGTTTGGCAGATAATTGTGTTATTGGTTGTGGCTCGAATATTATTTCCTATTTTAGGAATAAATAAAATCACTTGGAGAAAATAATGAATTTAGAGGAGCAAATTGAAAAGGCGTTTGTAGCCGGTGCAGGATATGTTAGCGAACATACTTGGGTGGATGAAGGAAATGATTATGCTGATACGCCTACAGACAATGAAATAAATACTGCTTGTATGGATTATATAAATGGAAACTCAGAATCCAACAAGAATTAAATTATTTTGGGCTAAGGTTATAAAACAAAGTTTATTTCAATGTTGGTATTGGAAAGGAGCTAAAGATAGAAAGTTTTACGGCAATTTTTGCGTTGGGAAAAAGAAGTATAATAAGGCGAGTAGATTTTCTTATGCAATTCATTTTGGCCCAATACCTGCTGGAATGCAGGTAGATCACAGGTGTAATAACCCACCTTGTGTAAACCCCTTTCATCTACAATTATTAACTGGAACTAAAAATAATGAAAAATCCACTTCTCCTTCTGCTATAAATAAAAGAAAAACGCATTGCAAATATAATCACTTACTTTCTGAGGACAATATAAAGAGAACAAATGGTAGACGTATTTGCTTAATTTGTGAGAAAGAAAAAGGTAGGTTATAATGGAATGTAAACAATGTATTGGGTATGGAATATATAAAGAAATTTGTGAGTTTAAATCTTTTACGGAGCCCTATTTATGGTGTGAACGATGTGAGAAGCAAAGAAGAAAAGATATAGATAGAAAATTTAAAAGTATAGATAAATTATTTAAAAATGCTTGAGGATCTTTCTTATATAGATTGTGAAGATCTATTGAATTCTGTAGGTATAAAGAATGTGTCAAAGTCTGCTGGAGAGATAAATTTTAGTTGTCCTTCCGCTGACCATTTTCACGGAGACAGAAGTCCTAGTGCAAGAATGAATTCTAGAACTACAGCCTGGATGTGCCATAGCTGTTCTAAGAGTGGTAATGCAATTACTTTTCTTGCTTGGCACAAAACTCTGCCTGAAACTGTAGCTAGAAGATTATTGGAAGAAAGATATGGCGGAGGTAGCATATCAATAGGAATAAATAATTTAGAACAGGAAGTATTAAGATATATGAAACCAGAAATTGTAGAAGAAGAAAAAAGAATTTCTCCTGATGAATCTTGGTTAGATAATTTTAAAGTCAACTGGGGAGGAAGATCTTATACTGGGTTAAGCAAACCAAGTGTATATATGGAAAAAGAAAGAGGTTTTTCTTCTGAGATTTTAAGGAAATGGGAAATAGGTTATGATGATCTTTCAGAAAGAATAACTATTCCTATTAGAGATCACGAAGGAAATCTAGCAGGTTTTAAGGGAAGATCTTGGCGAGAGAATACTATTCCAAAGTATATGATACTTGGTGATAATAGGAATCAATCTAGATATGGGTTTCAACCATATCAAAAGTCTAAATATATATTTGGATTAGATAAAATTGAGTTAAATAGTGATTTAACTGTTGTAATAGTAGAGGGAGAGCTAAATGTAATCGCTATGGATCAACATGGATTTCAAGCTATCGGCATAGCAGGAAGTGAGTTTTCTCAAACTCAATGTGATCTTATAAATGAAACTAAATGTTATAATGCTATATTGTTTCTAGATAGTGATAAGGCAGGAAATAAGGGAACCAAAAAAGTAGTAGAAATGTTATCTCCTTATATGCCTTTAAAAATAATACAAAATGCTCCTGGAGATGCTGCTGAGTTAGATACTGAGAATGTAAAAGAGTTGATATCTAGCGCGAAATCTGCGCTGGAGCTACAAGTAGAGGGAAAATTGTGAAAAATTATATAGAATATACACCTTGGCATAAAGAAAAAATTTCTGATATTGAAGGTCCTATTTTATTAGATGAAATGATTCGCTATCATATTGGAGACGATATGGATAAAGTTCGTCTAGTTCTTAAGGAAAGGAAGATTCGTGCTATAAATCAACTAGAACAAGTAAGAGGGCCTGTTAAAGATAGCTGGGTCAAAACAGGAGACAACGAGAAGCATTATGGAGAAGTATATGAGCTGGTGGAAAATAGTTCCACTAAAGAAAAATTTATTAGATGCGCAAGAGCTGTAGAATTTGTTGATTGATTTCATGCACTCGTAGCTCAAATAGGTAGAGCACCAACTTTGTAAGTTGGACGTTACAGGTTCGATTCCTGTCGAGTGCTTTCCTCTCGGCGCTAGACGGCGCGAGAGGCCTACAAATTAACGCTAATTAAAAGGAGGGCTAGAGTGAGCCCGTCAGGTATAGAGGAATATAGCAAATATGTAAATATTGTTAAAGCTAGTCGTGGTAGCGGAAGTGCTGATGGAGAATTTATTAAATATTTTGGAATTGAAGATGGGCAAACAGCTCGCATAAGATTTTTAGAGCAGGGTGATCAGCTTAATTATGCTTTAGCGCATGGTATAAAAAATAGTTTTGGTAGGTTTATTGATCTAATTTGTATAGATCAAAAGAATGAAGGAACTCCTTGTCCTGCTTGCATGTCGGATAATGTTAATATTCGTAAGCGCAGCCCAAAAGGGTTTCTGAATGTTATATGGCGAGGATCTGATGAGTCTGAGTATATTAGGGGACCTATTTATAAAACCAATGATAAAGGATTTATAGAAAAAGATCCTATTACTAAAAAAAAGGTTATAGTGGGATTTGAGGATGGAGTATTTCTTTGGAAGTGTTCCAAAAGTGTATGGGAGATGGTTCTGGAGAAGAATAGAGTATATAAAGGTCTTATGAATAGAGATTTTATTGTATCTAGAAAAGGAGCTTCTAAAGAGGATACAAAATATGCTATTGAGCAAGCAGTTATTGATGGTGGACCTGAACCTATGACTGTTGCTGACCAGAATCTCGCGCAGAATAAGTTTGATGTAGTAAAGTTAACAACGCCAGGTACTTATGAGGAAATGGTCGCTATTCTCTCCGGCCAGGTTTCCGCCGGAAGTGGTGGTCCTCAACCTACTTTTCAAAGAGAAATACCTACTCAAGAGAATGTCTTTAATTCTGGCAACCCATTAAGATCTTCTGCTTTTCAGAGGTAGAAATGGAAGATACATTATATATCAATTATCAAGGTAGAGGAAAGATCGATGTATTAGAGGCTACTGATCCAATTTTGTTAGATGAGATAATTGTATTTAATGATGGTGATATGGCAGAAGCGTAGAATTTATTAATTAGATGAGAGACGATATTAAAGTTGAGTTAGCTTACCAAATTGGTAAGAATGAGTCATAATGCAGCGGTGAGGATTCGCTCTTCGGTTTTTAAGGATAACAATGTTTGAGTATAGAGTTAGATGGCAAAGAGAAGGGAAGCAAAAGAGAATAAAAATTTATCAGACTATGCAAGGAGCAATGGATTTTGTAGATACACTTGAGGGGAATTGGGCGCAAAGTGATGAGGCTATAGAACATTATATCAATGTTCCTCCTTTAGTATATGGTCCCTTAATTGAAAAGAGACCAGTAGGAATATGGTCTTAGATGATCTTACTTCACGTACACAATTCAGATAGTATTTTAGATGGGTTGGGAACTCAATTACAAAATGCAGAAATAGCAGCTTCTTTGGGGCAGACCGCCTTATCAGAGTCAAACCATAGTACACTTTCGGGGTCACTTAAGCATATAAAGGCTTGCAATAAAGTAGGGATAATGCCTATAAATGGCATTGAGGGTTATTTTAGACCAAATAGATTAGTACGAGATAAAGATTGGAGATTTCGTAAGTGGCATTATTTATTATTAGCTAAAAATTTAAAGGGTTGGCATAACTTAATAAAGATATCTTCTGAAGCTTATTCTAAAGAAAGTTTCTATCAATTTCCTTGTTTTGACTGGGCGCTATTAGAAAAATATCACGAGGGATTAATTGCTTCTTCAGCTTGTATTTTAGGACCACTCCCCTTTTTAATTGAGAATGGTTCTGAAAAAGAAGTTGATGAATTTGTAGTTAGGTCTAAGAGGATATTTGGTGAAGATTTTTATATATCTGTCATGCCTCATAACTTCGATCGGCAAAGATCTGTTAATTTAGAGCTTATATCTTTAGCTAATAAGCATGGAATACCAATTGTATATGAGGGTGATTCTCATTATCCTAAAAAGAGTTGGGTAGATACTCAGAAAATAGCAATTTTAATTGGAACTAATTCTACTTTTGCTGATGCGGAGGCACAAAATAAAAAAAGGATAGAAAACAATGAAGAGATTTATGAGCTTTGGCATGATGGTTTACATATTATGGGTGAAAAAGAGGTATCTGAAACCTTTGCGCGAAATCACCCTGATATATCTAGCGCAATTGTCGATGAAGCTATCAGAAATACTGATTACATTGGCTCTAAAATCGAACCATTCATCTTCGATAGATCAGTCAAGATGCCACGGGCGGGAAAATCGCCCGATGATGCCGAAAAGCAGGTTATCCAATGGTGCAAAGAAGGTCTTATTCGTACCGGAAGATCTGGGGATGAGGTCTATGAAAAACGGCTCGCATATGAGCTAGGAGTTCTTAGAAAAAGAAATAACTTTCCGTATATTCTGTTAGTTTCAGATTGGATTAGATGGTGCAAAAGTGAAGATCCTTTGCCTGGGAAAGAAGGTAAGAAGAGAAAAATGCTTCTTACTTGTCGCGGATCTGCTGCTGCTTCAATTGTATGCTATCTAACAAATATTACAGCTATTGATCCTATAGCTCATAAATTTAAGTTTGAGAGGTTTATTAATCCTGAACGAAAAGGGCAGCCAGATATTGATATTGATCTTCCTAGTAAGCGCCGAAATGAAGCAAAGGAATATTTGGCTATTAAATATGGTGAGGATAGCATTGCAGATATTATGGCTCAGCAGCATTTTCAGCCGAGAGCAGCTTTAAAGAATGTAACTAAGGTTATATATGGATTTGATAGTGAGGTTTATAAAACAATATCTGAAATATGTCACGAGGATTCTGGTCTAATAGATAAAGTTCATGATATTGATTTAGAAAAGATGAAAGAAAGAATTCCTGAGTTAAATTCATGGGCGCAGAATTGGCCGGAGTGTTGGGAACAAGCAGTAAGATTAGAGAATGCTGGAGAACCGTTCGTATCAAGGATAAGCAAGCACGCGGCTGGGACAGCCATTACACCCGGTCCTATTACAGATTATATCCCGACAATCCGTGCAGATGACAAAGAAGTAGGTTCTAGAACTGCTTGGGCTGAGACTTCAAGATATTCCATTGTAGATGAAGTAGGAATTATAAAGATTGATGCTCTTGGTATTGATGGTAAGGATCAACATGAATCTATTATTGATTTGGTTAAAGAACGTACTGGAGTAGAAGTTGATATTGATAATTTACGTTGCCTAAAAGATCCTAATAACGTAGATCTAAAAGTTATGGAGCTTGCTCAGCAAGGAATTAATTTAGGAGTGAACCAATTTTCTGGGGCTGGGATAACTAATTATTTAAAGAAGCTTAGACCTAATAATATTTTTGATCTTACTGCGGCAAATGCTCTATATAGACCGGGAGGAATGGGAGAGAAAGGCCATATATATTATGCAAATAGAAAGAATGGCTTAGAAGCGTATACAATTCCTGAGCCGTTACAAGAGGCTTTAGGAGAAACTTATGCAGTGATGCCGTATCAGGAGTCAGTTATGTCTGTGTTTCAGGTTTTAATGGGATATTCTGCTGGACAGGCTGACGATGTGCGTAAGACTATTGATAAGGAAAATCGAGCAAAGAATCAGGCGGGTAGAGCTAAACTTAATTCATTAAAGACAGAATTTATTGAGAGAGCTTCTAAAATAGTTGGAGAAGATATTGCGGAAAGTACATGGGATGCAATATTACCTTGGACTTCTTATGGATTTAACAGGCCGCATGCTGGATGTTATGCTTGTGAGGGATATAAGGATTGGTATTTAAAGTATCATTATCCTCTAGAGACTTATTCGGTTATATTGTCTGAATTTAAATCAAAGGGAGAAAAAGAAAAGGAAAAATTTATAAAGTCAGCTATTAAGGAGGCTAGATATTTTAATATCAGCTTATTACCTCCTGATATTAATATTTCTAATTCTGATTATACTCCTGATTTTGAGAACAATGCATTGAGATACGGTCTTATAGGAATAAAAGGTATAGCTGAAATTTCTGCTGATCAAGTTATGGAACTTCGGCCATATTTGTCTTTGGAAGACTTTGAGAAGAAACATACTTTTAAATATTCGAAAGTAAATAAAGGTCATAGACAAAAGTTATTAGAAGTAGGAGCACTAGATTCGTTAGGAGGTCGTGCAAAATGGACCGATACAGAAAAGTCACAGAAAGAGATGGAGTTACTTGGTATGGCTCTTTCCCCCGGCGGGACTCTTGGGGAGAACGAGTCATTAATTATATCAAGAACTCACTCCGAATCGGAATATCAAGAATTAGAAGTTGGCAGTAATGTTGTAATAGGCGGAGTAATCTCAGAGGTAAAGCCAACAAAAACTAAGAAAGGTAAAAATCCAGGACAAGAAATGGGTTTCTTCCGGGTATCTTTAGGATTAGATTCTTTTCAATGTACGCTTTTCCCACCTGCTTGGACTGCAAATAAATCATTAATAAAAGTTGGCGAGAAAGTTATGGTAAATGGGCGCAAAGATGAGCGCGGGATCATTGTAAATAATACAATGTCTGTTGAAGATTTTATTAATGAGATTAGAGAACAGGAAATGAGTGTTGCGGCATGATGGTTATATGTGATCAATGTAAATTAGAATATGATGATTTTGATCATTTAACATTCTGTCCTCATGAAAGATTTTCTGCTTCGCCAGATATAAGAAAGTTGCAAGTGGAATGAAAACTTCGGCAGGATTCTGGCCCAGATGGTGATCCACATTGAAATTTAATACTATAGTAGAAGTATATGGAGACGCTAAAAAACAATATGTGACGATATGTAAGTATATCCCGTGTAAAGATTGTTTTGATTGTTATGCTGAGCGAGAAACTGTATTAACATTAGATAGAAAAGGAATAGAAAATTTGATATCTGATTTAGAAAGACATATTCGATATCAAAATAGTTGGTTAGAAGAGGAAGTGAAAGTTTAGTGTCTGTTGATATTTTAAATCTTGATAGGGACATTGCTTTAATAAAAAAGCGTAGAGGAAATGTTATAGGTATTGCTTCTGAAGAACCTCCTATAACTAGAATACCTTTAGAATCTCCTGTATTAATGAGAATTACTTCGGGCGGAATACCTCTTGGAAGAATAACTAGAATATTTGGAGGACCGAGTAGTGGGAAGACCTTGGCAAGTTACGGGATTATTAACGCAGCACATAATCTTCGATCATCTGATTATCCTATAGGTCTAGAGTGCTGTTATTATGATATAGAGCAGCAATTTAGTGTGGACTTTGCAAAATCTTTGGGTATAGCGACTGATAGATTAATTAGGTGGGATGGACAAATAATTGAAGACGTAGCTACGGAGATGGAAAAGCTTTTAGGATCCATTCATGTGCATGTACTTGATTCTATATCTGAAGCTTTACCAATGGATAGATTTAAACACGATCCATCTGAATGGGGAGGAATAAATTTAAAGATTAGGTCTTGGGAAAAAGCTTGGGAATATATTATGAGAAAAATGGACAAGAGTGAAAATGCTATTATAGCTATTTCCCACGTTACTAAAACTGGTAATGATAGAAAATCTGAAAAAGCTTTAGATGGTAAGGAGATAGAACATTTATCTGGTCTTTCTATTCAGATGAAACAAACTAAATGGTTATATTATGACGAAGAAGGATTTCTTCAAACTGAGGATAAGCTAAAAGAGAAGGGTATATTGGGTATTGCTGGACAAAGAGAGGCCGATGGACAAGAAATTGTAGTTAGAGTAACGAAGAGTAGAGTGTGTAAACCTTTTAGAATAGGCCATATGCGACTAGATCTAAACACATTTAAATTTGATCATACTTTTGAGCTTATGGAGGGAGCAGAATATTTTGATAAATGGGGAAATGTTGCTCATAGATCTGGACAACCTGCTATAGCTCATCGGGCAGCAAAACAAGGCGGGTGGGTTACACTTCCATCCGGCGAAAAAATACAGGGCGAAAGAGCATTAAGACAGATAATAGAGGCTGATAAAGATTTACAGAATCTCATTCGGCGCGCGATGCTGGCTGGACAGTGATATGAAAGCTCCTAGAAATCATCCAAGTGCGCCAATAGAAGGAAATACAGATGAGTGGTGGACCCCTAAATATATTTTTGATGTTATAGGAATAGAATTTGATTTAGATCCATGTATGCCTGAAGAAAAAATAGATTATATTCCTTGTAAGAAAAGCTATGATTATGTAGATGATGGACTAAATAAAGAATGGTTTGGAAAAATTTGGTTGAATCCTCCATATGGTAGAGAAACTGGTACGTGGGTTGAAAAGTTAGCTGATCATGGGAACGGAATAGCTTTAGTATTCGCTAGAACAGATGTAAAATGGTGGCATAAAGCAGTTGTTAAGGCTACTGCAATTTGTTTTATAAAAGGCAGAATAACTTTTGTACCAGGAATAGGACAAAAAGTAACAAGCAATTCAGGCGCGCCAAGTGTTTTAGTTGCATACGGAGATGAATGTGCTCAAGCTATAAAGAATTCTAATTTAGGAATGACTGTATTTTTATGAGTGAGTATTTAAATTTTGAAGAAGATGACCATTATGAAGGTAAAACAAAAAGAATTGTAGTTGTAAGTAAGAGACATTTAGATATACTTGGGGAAATTAAATGGTATGGAGCTTGGAGACAATATACTTTCTGGCCAGCAGAGAAAACTATATGGAATACTCAATGTATGGATGATATTATATTATATATAAAGAAGTTAATGGATGAGAGAAGAAAATGAGTAGTGCTGTATTAGAAATATTAGATAAGGATTTAAATGTGGTTGGGTATGGTGAGTATCATGGGACTAGTGATACCCTTCCTCCTGAATTTGTGGTTGATTACGAGAAAGAAATGAAAGGGAAAAGGCCGTATTTTCTAGGATGGCCAGACGAGGAGTGTAATCATGATGATAATATAGACGTAATTTTATTTAGTAATTATGGCGGTACAAATTATTGGCCAAGTAAAGTATGCATGAAATGTAAAGTTATAACTGGTATGCTTGCTCTATATGAGCCTGAAGAGGGATACATTCCAAACCCTCCAGAAGAGAAGGAGTTTTGGCGCAAATTTCACGCTGATGGTTGGCCAAAAAGGGGAGATCCTAGAAAGAGTGATGCCTTATCGGATTGACGAGAAGCCAGCTTTGGGGATTACTCGATAATTTTACTCCAGTAGAGTCAGTTCTTTTATCTGCATATGAAAATGAAGAGAGGGAAATTTGGCGTAAAGGATTTGGAGATAAGAAAGGTCATACTAGCTTTACTTTTTCTAAATTTCCTGGCGACGATCCCGGTGTGTGTGGAAGGGCTCAAGTATATAATCTTTTAAGGCCTATAGAAGAAAAACCTTTAACTCCCAAAACTAGAATGCTGTTTGACGAGGGAACTGCTATAGAGCATATGTTCGTAAAGAGGTGGTCTAATTATGGGGTTCTTCTATCGGCGGATATTACTGGCGACGATGATTTTCAAACTTATTTTGAAGATCCAGAATGTTGGGCAACCGGCAATCCAGATGCAATTCTCCTTCCTCCCTTTTATACTAAAAGTCATGTAGTTGAGGTGAAGACTACTGAACAAGGAAAAATAGAAAGAATGAAGAATGAGCCTGACTTTTTTATATATTCACATCGAAAGTACGTAAGACAATTACAAGTTAATATTGCAGAAGCTCATGATAAATTTTCTCATACTGTAATTACTTGCGAAAAAAGTGGTGTGCTGATAAAGAATGGGCAGGAAAAATGCGCGGCAGTTCATCCCGGTAAGTGTATTCCAAAAGTACTAAAAGTAGAACCTCCTGATGACGGTACCCTTCTTTATGCAAGTAGAGAGGAACCACTTACATGTATGATGAGTTATTACGTTCCTCATGATCCATCTGTTATTATTGAGGGGAAGAAAAGACTTAAATCATGGAAAGAAGATTTTATAAATGGTATTTTACCAGACCACGTAGATGGAACTAACTCTAAAAAATGGACATCTGGAGAATGTAGATATTGTGATATGAAATCTATTGCCTGTAAAGTTGATTTTAAAAATAAAACTAAAAACTTGAAAGATTCAGAGTTGATAAAATATAATAAGAAAATGAAACCAGATTATGATTATGATAAAGTTAGGTCTGAAGTGCTAGATAGGTGGTCGAATGTCTGAGATTCAGCTTAATGATGATCAGTGTAAAGCTATTTTATTAGAGGGATTAAATAGGGAAGTATATGAGAACCAGGGAAAAGTTCCAGACGATCCAGCAGTAAGATTAAAGGATGCTACTGATTTAGTACAAGCTGCCAGGGCTGCCTATAATGCAAATAATAGGTCAGAGAATGTTGAAGCGATTCTTTTTATAGCTCAGTGTGATATGAAACCCTTACCTATAGTAAATATAAAAGATTCTTCAAATGAAACTTTTCCAACTGAGTTAAAGGATGTACCATTAATAACTTTAGAGGATGATAGAAGATATCATAATGGTTTAGATCTTTATTCTTTAAATGATACGGTTTTAGATGCGCTTATTGAAAATCTAGAAAATGGTTCTAAATCTGAGCAGGTAGAAGCCGATATAAAAGCATATACTGAAGAGAAGGCGAGGCGAGAAAATGCGGCAGCAGAAAAAGGCCAAGAAATCCCACAGGCAGAAGCACCGGCAGAGGCTAATGAAAAAGCCGGAGAAATTAGCGCAGAGGGCCCACCAGCACAGCTTACGGTGGACGGTGAAGCTACTTCAACGTCAGGGAACGCTGGAGGAAGCGGAGAAGTTTCAAAAATTTCTGAACAAGAAGGAACCGATGCCTCAGCTTTTGCAAGAGCACAAACTCCAGAGACGCGCAGCGAAAAGGGGCGCAAAGTTAAAGCCAAGTCGCCTGAGAAAGATTCAGAACGTGGAGAGTTAGAAACCCAGCTTACTCTTGCTATTTGTAAATACCACGAAATAGATATTACTAAAATTCCTGATCTTAGTACCTGGGAACTTAAATATATTATAGATAATCCAGATGGAATAAAACTAAAAGAGAAAATTTTAATGGCTATAAATGAGAAAGAAGTTGAAGCTGATGCTATTCCTTCTGACAGAGGGGGGAAATCGGCGGTAGGGTTCAAAGAGGTTCCTTCTCCTGAAAGAATAGTAAGTAAAGCTGATCTTAATTTAGAAGAAGTAGAAGGAGAACCTGTCGGCCAGATTTCTGCCGAGAGGGAGAAGCTTGAGAGTTTAGTAACTGGCCCAATCTTAAAAGTTTATCGAAGAGGTAGAAAAGAAATTCCCTCTATCGGAGATAATGAGCTTCGGTTTATGATTTTAAATTCTGATGGAAAAGTATCTCCAGAGAATCTACAGAGAGCTAAGAATCTAGATGAAGGTAAGACTGGGATAATTAGTAATAAGCCAGAGATGGTAGTTATTAAAGAGGTTCCTGGCCAAGAACAAGTTTCTCATTTTATTGATCGTAAAGAAGATGTAGAAAATAAAATGAAAACTATGCAAGAAAGTAAGGAACAATTTCCTTTAACTGAGGTGACCTTGCCATCTGGACAAAAAGTAATGGTATCTTTGCCAAAAGATATAGAAACTAAGGTAGTTAAAGATCTTCAGAATGTTCACGATGAAGATTTAAAGTTAGATGAAGAAAGAAATTCAGATGATGATCTAAAATCAAAACTTAAAGATGATATAACTATAACTGAGGTGGATAAAGAAGTTGTGGAGGATAATAATGCTGAAGCCTTGATGAGCCCGTTAGTTAAAATATCTAAGCAAGCATCTGAATTTCAGAATATCGGAGCAACTAAGATAGAAGATACACAGCAGAAAAATCGCGCGATGGAAATAATTGCTAAAGAGGGTATGCCAATTCCTCCTCAATATTCAGATGAGGAAGCTCCTATATTGCCTATGGATGTCTCTGTAATTTCTAGGGATGAATTATTTTCTCTTCACGCAAAGTTCCATGCTTGCGAGTCAAGGATGCTTTGGCTGATGTGTCAAGAGGAAGATACATTAGGAGATATAGAAAAGCTTAGGAAGAATAGAGAAGCAGTAGTAGCAGCAGAAGTTCCATTTATGGGAGAGGATGGAAAAAGAAATACGAACGAGTTTCGAGATTCTCAAGTTGCTGCGGATGAAGAAGTATTAAGCTTAGGTATGCAAGAGCACGAGATAAAGAAGGTATTTAAGAGATTGAAGGTTCTTTGTGACTCTTATCATAGGTCTTGTGAGAGAATGTCTAGACAGATGTCTAAATATGAAAGAGAGAGGTTAGATGCCCCAAGATGATAAATATAATAATATAGTTGATGAGGACGAGTATAGTCTAGAATTAGATAATAATATGGAATATGGATATGAGGAAGAATGTGATCTTAAATTAAGAAATCGTTCTATTTTAGATTCATTATATAATCATGATGACATAATTATTCAAGAGGCTATTGAATGTAATACTCCTGATTGGAATATGGAGGTTAGCGTTAGATGCGCCACGGTGATATAAAAATTAAATTTAGAGTTAAAGATTTAATAAAAGCTTTGGAAGATGGAAAGAAAAGGCAGAATAATAAATATGAGACAGATTTAGTAGCTTATAATGCCTATGCTAAAAAGTTAGCTCCTAAAATCTCGGCAGAGATAAGAAAATTAGCCGATCAAATAGACGAACTGAATTTTACTAATATTAATACTAGATATAGTAATATGATAGGATTTGAAATAAGAACTAAGCTTAGGGAAAAGCCTTCTAAACCAAATACTAACCAAATTGATTCTACTTTAGAAGCTTTAAAAATATCTTCTGATGAGTTTATTACTATAAAGCAATCGGAGTATGATAGTTTATTGTGAAGATAGCAGGTATTGATCCTTCAAGCTCTATAACAGGAGTTGCTTTATTAGAGAATAACAAACTCATTATAACTGACCAATGGAATAAACCCAAAAATGGATCTGCTCCTGATAGATTAGTAGATTATTTTCTTTGGATACAAAATTGGTTATCTACCAATGAACCAGATGTAGCAGTAATTGAGTTTCTTTCTGTCGTAAGAAATGCAGAAGCCACAATAGAATAGATAAAATGATTTTAAATCCTGTAGAATTTTTCATTAGCCCAAAGGGGAAGCTTAGATTTGGTATTTTAGATAATGGTTGTTGGCCTTGGTTAATGGAAACTAAAAATAATTTGGGATATTTAAAAATTAATGGGAAAAGTTTAACAGCTGACAGATGGTTATATGAAGAAGCTTTTGGAAAAATTCCATCAGATAAAAAGTTAAACAAAAATTGTGAAACTAATTTATGTGTTAATCCAGATCATATGAGGCTAATTGCTAAAGTAGATAAGTGTCAAATTGGATGTAAATGTAAAAAGCATTCATCTGAATTTAGAAAAATAGTTGGTAATCGTAACAAAATAATTCACAAAGGAAAGATTGTTAGCAAAGAAACAAAGAGTAAAATGAGTGCTTCTCATATGGGAAAGACTATGCCTCCTAAGTCTAAAGAGTCTCTTGCTAAACAGAGCGAGTCTATGAAAATTGCTTGGGAAAATATGTCTGAAGAGACAAAAATTGTTAGAGCGAGAAAAATTTCTGAGTCTCATATAAATAATCCTAGAATTCATAATACGTTTAAAGCTACGAATTTAGAGAATTATTTAGAAGATTTATTAATAATTTTAAATATAAAGTTTAAAAAACAAGTTTGGATAGGGAGAGCTTGTGTAGATTTTTTAATAGAAGATTCTGCGATTTCTAATAAACCAATCGTTCTTGAGGTGTATGGCTGTTATTGGCATAATTGTAAAAGATGTCAAGATATTAGAGGAATACAACCCAGGCCAGAAAAAACTATTGAGGATTTAACAAGAAAAATTTTATTAGAAGAAAAGGGATACCAAGTTATTGAGATGTGGGAACATGAATTACCTGCTTGCTCAGATGGGAAAGTTATTTTTTAATGTTAATACAATTAAAAATAGCTGGTAAATCTTCTACTAAGCAAAGACCTAGATTTAATTCTCAAACTGGTCATACCTATACCCCTCCTTCAAATATAATTTCTGAGAACGATGTTAGGAGCGTTTGGCGTGAAGCTGGGGAACCAAGATTTGAGGGTAATACCCCGTTATCATTACATATTTTTATAGATGTATTAAGGCCACAAAGTCATTATAACAGTAAAGGTATTTTAAATAAAAAGGGGAATGAACACCCTTGGCCCGATAATAAAAAGCCTGATTTAGATAATGCTGTAAAGCTCATTATGGATGCTTTAAATAGTAGAGCTTATAAAGATGATGTTCAAATTTGTCATATAGAAGTTATGAAAATGTGGGGAGAGTGGCCCGAGACTAGAGTAACTATAAATTCAATGCTTGATGATATTCAATAATATCCCATTATCAAGCAATTAGTGCTTTAGCTTGTAAACTTAGAAAATTATTAGTTATAGAAGCTAGGGTTACATCGGCAAGAAAAGCGGCGTTGGGAAAGGGAAGTATGTCTAAGGAGGAATCATATAAAAAGATTAAAGAGATTTATCCCGGCGAAGATTGGGGCCGCATAAATAATGGTGGCGCTGACAGAAGTGATGCTCTAATACTTGCTATGGCTGGATTACAATTAGCTGAGAGATAATTAGTATGAAATATAACCCAGTTGTATATAAAGAGTTAAATAGAATTAGATGTATAAATAATGAAGAAAAGCAAATTAATGAAGCTATGAAATTATATTTAAATGATGTGGTAGATTTAGAAGAATATGAATTATTTTGCAGTGAAATAATTAAACTACTAGTATGAGAGTGAGGTGATGCAATTGACTATCGGAGAAGTAGTAGCACCGTTGTTATAAGGGCTCCTTGGTGCGGATTTCTGCTGAGGAGCCCTTTCAAATAATGTATGATGGTAAGATGAGAAGAGATAGAAAATATCCGTGGGTTAGTATAAAGGGGTCTAGGAGGTTCAAAAGAAAACCTTGGCGTTGGCGTGACTCTACTACTCGGTTAGTTAAGATTAGGAAGAAACCTTGGAAATGAGCGAAGAACAAGAAATAGAGATGGAAGAAAATGGATCTGTAAAAGGTCATAGAGAAGACTTTCCTGAATCTATTTCTGCGCTAAATCCTGCTGATGCATCAGTTTCAAAACAACCAAAAGATTCTCGCGGTAAGAGACTTTCAGGATTCGCTCGCCAGGGCTATTGGGATGAACCTAGTAAAGATGATCCGAATATAACTAATAGAGAAGCAAAAAGTATCTGGGCGCGTAGGATGGCCGCGGAAGGTAAAATAGGTGGTGCTCGTCCAGGTTCAGGTAGACCAAGAAAACAATCAGTAGCAGAGGTAGTAGCCGACAAATCCTCCGAGAATGCTGATAAGATAGCAAAGAAGCTTTTAGATTTAGCTTTAAATCATATATCTCCTTCTATTAATTTACAAGCAGTGGATAGGTTAAATAAGTATGAACAAGATTATGAGAAAAATATGAGAGATGATGAGAAAGAGCTTCGTAAACTTTCTGGTGATTCTCTGGATGCTGCTTTAAGGGATGTCTTGGAGGAATATACTGGAGTACAATATGATATAGAAGTTAGCGAGAAAGATATAGAAGATGTCTAAATGGATGTATATAAAAATCGAATTGCCAGACGAGGAAGGCAAGGAGTTATTAAAAATTATAGAAGAGAAATGTGGATTAAAACAGATAGATGAGGATTGGTGTACTTTTAAGCGCAAGAATGATAATGCTAGATTAGATATTTCTCCGTGTCCAGAACCAAAAGATCCTAAAGTTGGCTGGTAGAAGATGTCACAGAAGAAAACTAATACTATACAAAATCTAGAAGTTGCAAGAGCTTTAATTGATAAGCCACAGAAGTGGTCTGCTGCGTGGGGTAATGGGAATAGTTCTTGTGATGGTCCGAGACGTAGTATTTATGATGCGATTTATTGTGCAACTCAAATTTCTTCTACCCCTACATCAGAGTTCCGCGCTTTAGGGAAAGCTGCTAATGGATATCATTCAGTAGATGCGTTATTGGCTTTTGATAGAGACCATAGGCATAAAGAGCTTATGGGAGTATTTGATCGTGCAATAAAGATTCTCGAAGAGTAGCAGCAGAAAATGGCGGGGAAAGTTAAAGATATAAAATTAGATAGTGTAGATCTATCTAAACTAACAGATAAGGAAAAACGTGAGTTAATCCTTTCTATGCGGCGACTTGGCGGCAAAAGTGGTTCGCAAAAAAGACCTGTACCTACTACTGATGATGAGCTGTGGGTACACATTAGGGAAGAATATGGCGATGAAGTTCCTCGCGTAGCAGTTTGTAAAGATCATTGTGCGCCTTTTGATTTTATGGCAGATTATTACTTTGAACGTGCTACAGCATTGTTGGTGATGGCTGCGCGAGAAACAGGGAAGACACGTGGAGTGTCAATTATAAATTGTGTTATTGCGGAAACAAAAAATGGTGTGGAGATTTGTGTTGCAGGGGATACCTTAATAGACTGTCCAAGAGACCATAGACAATACCCAAACGGTATTCCAATAAATATTATAAAATCTGGGCAGCTAATATGGACATTTAATGAAGAAAATTTTATCTTTGAATTAAAGAGAGTAAAACAAGTAAAGCTAACTCATAAAGATTGTCAGTTATATAAATTAAAGCTCGATGATGGATCTGTAATAAGAGCAACTGCTGAGCATAAATTTCTTCATAGGAATGGAGAATGGGTTAAATTATGTGATTTAAAATTTGGTGATTCTCTTATGCCTATGTATAGAGATTTTGAGCCATATGTAAGAATAAGGCCAGATGCTACTGGTGGTGGAGAAAAAATATCTGAGTATAAAGCTGTTGCGAATTTTAAATGGGAAGATAGAAAAGGATTTCATATAGACCACATTGATGAAATTCATGCTAATTCTAGTGAGGATAATCTACAGTTACTTACGGTTAGCGAACATGCTTCTAAGACCATGAAGGGAAGAAATGTAGGATTTCGCAGAAAGCAGCAACAGAAGGCGCAGATGAACAGTGTAAATGACGTAAAGAGGAATAAAGAAGCTAAAGAAATATTAGAGAAATTAAAAAATATACCAGAAGACCAGTTAACTATTCCACAGCTAGAAGCCTTAGATAGATATTATTCAACTTCTGAAAATGGAGAGATAGAATTTACTTGTAGTATATGCAGGGAAAATTTTGTTAGAAGAATGAATGGAAGAGATAGAGTGCCGCTTTGCAATTTATGTAAGACAGAGGGTAGAATATGTCCTGTTTGTAAAGAACCATATGTAGTAGAAAGATATAGTAAGAATAAAACTTGTTCTAGAAGGTGCGGGCAAATTCTAAAACACCAAATATATTCTTATAAAAATAAAAAATGTGCAAAATGCGAAAAAGAGTTTACTCCAAAAAACGGTAGCACTAAAAATTGTCCTGATTGCCAAAATAGATATTTTCAAACTTATGAGAGAAGCAGGCGTAGGGAAATAGAGCATTCACAATATTATAATCATAAAGTAGTATCAGTTGAGAAAGATTCAATAGAGGATGTATGGGATTTAGAAGTTGAAGATAACCATAACTTTGTATCTTGCGGAGTTGTTCTACATAATTGTGCCTTTGCGGAGATCGAGGCTCAAACAGAAAAATCTTATTCTTATGTAAAAGAGTTTGTATATGATTATGATAAAGATGGAAAGAAAGTTATAAAACCGGGTATACTGGGTGAGCCATTGCGAAAGATGACTCAATGGAAGAATGGGTCTAAACTTTTACTTATTGTTGCTACTCTTGGTGGAGTTAATGCACAGCATTCACAAAAGGTTTATGCTGATGAGATTGATCTTATGAAAAAGGATATTTTTTATGAGAGCAGATCAATTAGTAGTTCTAAGACTCTTAAAGATGGTACGATAGTAAAAGCTCAAGATATTGCGACTTCTACTCGCAAGTCCAATAAGGGCGTTATGCAGGAAATAATGAATGAGTGTGATAGTGCTGAAAAAAATGGTTTCGATCCTCCTTGGACTAGATATATTTTTTGTATATTTGAGGTAGCAAAGGAGAACCCAGCTTGCAGAAATGTTCCTAAAGATATAAGGAAAGCTAGACTAATTGAGTTAGGTAAAGACCCTTGTGAATTGTGTGATTGCGACAAAGTGGTCAAAGGAGAGTGGGCTGAGGGAGTTCCAAGAACTTTAGAGTCAGTATGTAAGGGTAGGCTTTTTAGATCAAGAGGTTGGATGGCGCATAATGACGTTAAGCGAAAGTTCGTTCAGAATATACCTCAAGTTTGGGTAGCGCAGCTTGAATGTAAAAGACCAATGGCAGATGGTCTTTATTTGCCAACTTGGAATAGAGAAAAGCATTGTATTCGTGGTTTTGAACCAAGACCGGAGTATGGATTAATTTGGCAAGGAATAGACTGGGGCGGCGCAGCGGCCAGTTTTGTGATTTGGATTCAAGGTCCTATGCATCAATCACTACAAGTTAATAATACTATAGGAACTAAAACTATTATTCCTCAAGGAGCTTATGTAGCTTTTAAAGAGTTATCTGAGGCTTCCATGGGTGCAACTCGTCTCGCAGATAAAGTTGTTAGACAAGAGATTCAATATAAGAATAGATTCGGTGGAGGTTGGAGGGTAAAGGCAAGATTTGCTGATATGGCGGGGAGACAACAGCGAGAGGACTGGAGAGAGCATAACCCTCCATTAAGAACTGTTTGGTATATCTCAAGAGATGTAGACCCTATGTTTGAATGTTTACAGGCTTTAGTTACTGATAATATGTTTTATGTAGATGATCAAAATGCTCCTACTTTATGTGATGACTTCGAGAGTTGGAGAATGGAGAATAATAAGGAAGTGCATGACGAATCAACTCACGGACCTTCTGCAACTAAATATTGCATGAAGAATGTAACTACTATTATGAAGAGATTTAAAAATACTACTACCCGCACGAGCTTAGCGCCGGTGGTCGTCGGCAGGGACGCGGCCCAAAATGTTCCTGGTGCTTTGGCTGCTGCTAGTGTAGGATCTGTTTCTCCCGGCGAAGCGTCCTCTGAGAATTGGCGCAGGAGTCTAGGCGCTCCAGCGACGCAGGGGGATTTTGAAAATAGAAGGGGAGGGGCAGAGCCGTGGAGGCCGTAAAATTTATTGGACAATCTAAAATAAAAGTTATTACGAGCAATATTTCTGCTACTTCTGCCCCTCGACCTATTTTAATTCATAGAGATGAGATAGAGATTATGCCAAAAGAGATATTTGATGAGGCTAAAGATGGTTCTAAATAAAATATATGATTGGGATTATATGGGCGATTTTCCTGATGAAGAAGAAGGTATGGAAACGGATAGAGATACGTTTATCAAAGAGTTAGTAAAATACTTCAGCGGAAATTTCGCGAAAAAGTAAAATAGAATATGAAGCCAGGAGATAAAAGATCAGAAGCACAGCGTAAAAGTGGTTCTGAGATAGAAACCGTAAAAGATCCTACTGCTGAAGGTGGATTTGTAAGTGATGAGACTACTTATGAGAGAAATTATTCTCAAAAGGGATTTTTAAATAGAAGTCAAGGTAATAAACTTACATTTAATCCCTTGGCGATAGATGAGTTCCCACAACCATCTCCAGAGCAAGAGAGACTTTTTGAAATAGATTTAGATAAAGGTGTTGGTAAACTTATTCGAGAAGCTCGCGCGATAGGCCCCTCTGTAAGGCAGCAGACTCAAGCAGAGATTTTAAATTTAGTTATTTTAGGTAGGGAGATTGGTAGTAATCCGTTTAGTGTAAGAAGATTGCCATTCTCAATTATGCGAGATATGGCTTCTGATCCTAATATAGCTTTTGCTTTATATTATATAGAAACTCCACTAATTAATGCACAATGGTCGTGTGAGTGCGAGGATGCGCAATTAGCTGCTGCTGTTGATTCTGCCTTAAGACCTATTAACTCTGATTTAATTAGTAAGTTCTGCCAAGTTCTATCTATGGGTTATCAGCCTATGGTTAAAAGGTGGAAATTAGGGCAACTTGATGGAGTATACAGAGATAAAACTTCTGAATCTCCAGATAAAGATTTAAAAGTATGGCCATCTAAGAATGTAGATGCTCTTTTATGGAAGACTTTTTTGGCGCTTCCTCCTGAGAATTGTTTGCCACGTTGGAACGAAATGGGGAATTTTAATGGGTTTATGTATTCTCCAGTTCCTATTCCTAATCCAATGATGTTAGGTGTTGCGCAGACTTATGGCCCGCAAGTGTTAAGTGGGTATCCAATTCCACTTGAGTGGTCAATGTGGATTGTTAATGAGAGATTTAAACAGCACGGCTCTCTCTATGGTTCGCCGAGATCAAAACGTGCTTATAGATTTTGGTGGTCTTATTGGTTTAGATGGGCATTATCTGATAGAAGTTATGAGAATAAGGCTGATCCTGCAAAAATTGTTTATTATCCAACTATGGTTGCTGAGGCATTAGATGTAAATAATCCTAATTCTGAAACTCCTCAGAGCTTACAGAATAAAGCAATTCAGTCTGGTAATAGTGTTAGATCTGGATCTACTGTTGCCTATCCTGGAGATTTCATGGTTAATGAGGAAGGTAAAACCATGAATCAGCGCCAGTGGGAGATTAAATATTTAGAGGGAGGAGAGAATTTTACTTCTTTAGAGCAATGCTTTATGTCTCTTGGAATAAGTATGATTAAAGCGATGTTTTTACCTGAACAAGCTTTTGTTGATGCAACAATGGCAGGCCAAACTTCATCTCAGAGATATATTTCTGCACAGATGGGTGAGATTTATCAGGAATCTCAACAGCAGCTTTCAAACGAGTATGATGAATATATAAATAAGTATATGATTCCAGAATTTATCTCGGCAAATTTCCCTGACAAAATTGATATACCATGTAAAAGAGTTACTAGGGGATATGGAGCTAGAAATTCAGAAACAACTAAACAGATTTTAACTTTGATAGGACAGAAAAATCCTGAGAATTTGCCAATTGATGTACGGCAGCTTTTGCGCGAAGAAGGGTATCCATTAACTTCAGAAGCTCAGCAAAAACTTAATGAAAAGAAGCATCAAGAAGCAGCAGAAAATGCTAAACCTCCAGTAATGTTGCCTACTAAGAAAGAAGGAGTTCAGGGGCAAAATGCGGGAGTAGAAAAAACTGAGACTGGAGAGCATGTTTACTATCAAGTGGGACAAGAACTTTATCTTGGAGCAGACTCTCTTACTAACTTAGGTATGGAGAATAGATCTTTTGTAGACTCTTTGCCCAAAATTCCTGCCTATGAAGATGCTGCTGTGAGAACTGCTGCCTTACAGATGCGTAAACTTTTTATGGATAGATATAAAAATCAGATTACTTCTTTGGCTAATCAAATCCGTAATAAAACAATTTTGAAATTGGCTGAACCGGCAGAACCCCAGGAAAAGCCTGGATTTGGCGCAGGAGCCGCAAGGATCGCGGCTAAAGGAGCTGTAGCAGCATGGCTAGCTGATCAAATGATTACTTTGCCCGCTGTTTCTTCCCGGCTCAAAGATATTCTCGGCAGGATCGTGGCGCGGGCAGGCAATAAAGAACTTAAATTGTCTGGTTTAGATCCTTCAGTGTATGATTCATCGGTTCTTGACAAATGGGTTGAAAAATATGTAGAAGAAAATCTTAAATTAATGGATAATACAACTCAAGATGTATTTAAAGATTTTCTAGAAAAACAATTACAACAGAATTCTCATCCTGATATAGTTGCTCAAGCATTAGAAGATAATTTTGCAGATATGCCTACTACTTATTCTACTCGCGCAGTTCGTGCTCAAACCAGAGATGCATATAATCAAGGAATGCTTCAGGCAGGGATTGATGCGGGAATAGATCAAGTAATTGCTCATGATGCTTCTAGTGGTACTAATTTAAATACAGATTCTAAATGTATTAAGCGTAATGGTCGCATATTTTCTCTAAAGGATGCACAAAAAGAGACAGAGCATCCCAACGGAACTTTACATTATAGTTATTTAACTACCTCTAATTTATCTGTAAAAGTTACAGATGATATACCAGAGAAATTGGAGCTTACTGATAATATGTTAGCTGGGTATGATTATGATACAGAAACACTATATATAAAGAAAAACGCTGAGGGATTAGAACAGAAATATTTATTAGCCCTTTCAGAGAATTTGAGTTATCGATGATTTATGTTTTGATATTCGTATTAGGAATGTGTTTTGCGCGTATTATGATTATAATAAAGAATAAGATAAATGATAAAAATGTATGAGATATGAAGAATGCTAATAAAATAAAAAGAGTTCCTTGGTACCAGTGTACGAAATGTAGCCATGTATATAGTAAATTATTATTTACTTGTCCTAATTGTAAATCTAAAGCTACTATGAAAATTGTACCATGAGATTAGAAAAAGACCCATTTAATATTGATTTGGTTGAGGAAATGAATTTATCAGACTTACAATTGACAGATTTTTATAATAATTTAAAAGATATTAAAAGAAAAAGGAGAGAAGATGGCGACAGAAGTAAAGAAGAAAAAATCACAGATAGCGAAGTATGAAGGGCCAGAGTACAAGAAGAAGCTAGAGATTAAACGCCATTTTACTATTCCATTTTCTGAAAGATATATACAAGATCCATATGACTCAGTCGAGTGGGGAACCAGAGATGCAGTTGCAGGAGATTACGAACAAAAAGGAGTTGAGGCTCCTCTATGCTGGTCCGATAATGCAGTTGGGATTGTGGCTAAACTCTATTTCGCTACAATTGACGGACAACGAGAATCTTCCATTAAAACTCTTATCAAACGCGTGGTCACAAAGATTACCGATGAAGGAGAAAAGCACGGATATTTTGATGAAGTAGATGCTTGTATTTTTAAAGATGAGTTAACCTATATACTTGTAAATCAGATTGCTGCTTTTAATACTCCTGTTTGGCTTAATTTAGGAGTTCCTGGTCGAAAAGCCTGTTGTAGTGCTTGTTATTTGTTAAATGTAGAGGATACTATGTTTGGGAAGGACTCTATTACAGATTGGTGGCGTAATGAGGCTGCGATTTTCAAGAGCGGAGCTGGTAGCGGGGTTAATCTCTCAAAGATACGGGGCTCAATGGAGCCAATTTCTGTGGGAGGTATCGCCAGTGGACCAGTTTCTTTCATGCGCGTTGCCGATGCCAATGCAGGAACAATTAAAAGCGGATCTGTTGCGCGAAGAGCTGCCAAGCTAGTTTGTTTAGATGTAGATCACCCAGATATATTAGACTTTATTGATTCAAAGGTCCGCGAGGATGAAAGAATGCGGGCGCTGATGGCGGCCGGAGTTAATTTAGATCCTTCTACCCCGGAAGGAGAGAAGAATATAGCAGAGTGTACTTCTTTTCAGAATGCAAATATATCTGTGCGATTGTCAGATAAATTTATGAAAGCTGTAGAAGAAGATGAAGAATGGCAATTCCAATCTAGGATTGATAATTCAGCAACTCATGAGTGCTCAGCTAGAGATTTGTTACTTACCATTTCAGAGGCAGCATGGAAATGTGCGGATCCCGGAGTAATGTTTGATGATACTATAAATAAGTGGCATACTACTCCGTCATTTGGCAGAATTTCCACTTCGAATCCTTGCTGTGAGGTTCATCAAAATATAAATACTTCTTGTAATCTTGCATCATTAAACTTAGTGAAGTTTTTAAATAAAGATAATTCATTTAGATTTGAAGATTTTAATCAAGCAGTAGATATTATGATTACTGCTATGGACATTACTTGTTCATTTTCTGAGCTGCCTACTAAAAAACTTGAAGAAAACACACGGAATTTGCGCCAATTGGGGTTAGGATATTCTAATTTAGGTGCAGCATTAATGATTCAAGGAATGCCTTACGATTCTGATGAGGGAAGAGATTGGGCTGCTTCTGTTACTTCATTAATGACTGGTAGGGCTTATAGAAGAAGTGCTGAATTGGCTTTACAGTTAGGACCTTTTCTTTATTATGAAGATAATTCATTTATTATGAAAGAAATTTTATCTAATCATCAAGAGTCGATTCCTAAAATTAGTGGGGGAGAGATATGGGGAAAATCGGAAGAAATATGGTCAAAGGTATCTAACAGCTTTGAAGGGTTTAGAAATTCACAAGTAACAGTTATAGCTCCTACTGGTACGATAAGTTTTATGATGGATTGCGATACTACTGGAGCTGAGCCTGCTTATTCTTTAGTTACTTATAAGAAGTTAGCTTCTGGTGGAAATATGACTTTAGTAAATAACTCTGTTGCTAGATCTTTACAGGTACAAGGATTTTTAAATTCAGAAATAAAGAAAATTGAAGAAGATGGTTTATCACATCCTATATTTTCTACTCCTCACTTTCAAACAGCAGCAGGGGATAATACAATTTCTCCAATGGGCCATTTAAAGATGCTTGCTTCAATTCAACCTCATATTAGCGGTGCTATATCAAAGACTGTAAATATTCCTGAATCATCGACTGTAGAGGATATTTATAATCTTTATTTAGAAGCTTGGAAAATGGGAATCAAGTGTCTAGCTGTGTATAGGGATGGTTCTAAGGCTACTCAGGTATTAAGTAGTAAGAAAGATACTTCTGCGCCGAATTCTGTCACAAAAGAGTTTCCATTTACTGCTGGAGATACAATTTATAATTCTCAAAAAGAATGGGATGAAGATCAAGTAGCTATTTCAGAATATGTAGTTGAGACTGAAAAAGAAAGTAGACTAGAAAAACCTCAAGATGAATTTGAAGCAATGGGCGTAACTGAAAATTCCCCTGATGGAAAAAATCAGAAAAATGTTCTACAAAATAAATGGAAAGCAGATATAACAGAATATGTGTCCCCAATTCCTTGGAAAGATAAAAGTCTTCCTTTAAAAGCTGGAGAGAGCCTTGCGAATTTTTCACGGAAAAGATTGAATGATGACAGAGCTTCTTTAACGCATAAGTTCAACTTGGGACAGCATGAGGGTTATATAACTGCTGGTATGTATGATGATGGTACTCTCGGCGAGATTTTTCTTAGCGGGATCGGCAAGGAGGGATCGACGCTGAAGGGAGTCTTGGAAGGATGGGCCATAGCAATTTCGATGGGATTACAGTATGGTGTACCGTTAGAGAAGTTTGCTGAGAAATTTAGTAACATGAATTTTGAGCCAAATGGGTTTACAAATAATAAAGAAATTAGGTCAGCTACTTCTATATTAGATTATGTGATGCGTTGGCTAATATCTAAATTTGGAGATAAAGATCAACATAAAGAATTTGGGCTTCAAAAAGATTATAAAGTAGATGGTATAGTTTCTACTGTTAAGATCACTGAAGAACCTTTTAATAAAGAAGAAATAGGTTATATAAATCCAGAAAATATTTATGAAAGAAATAATATTTCTTCAACAAATAGTATGACTGGTAAACTTTGTAATTGCGGCGCTATAATGAATCGTACAGGTACCTGTTACAGTTGTCCTAGTTGTGGCAATACAAGTGGATGTGGATAAGAAAGGAACAAATAATGAGATTAAGACAAATTGTACCAACTAAATTTGCTAATGGTTATCGCGAAAGTATTGACAATGGTAAGACTTGGACACCAATGTTTACTACTTGGTGGATGTGGAAAGGGAAATGCTTTAGAATAAAAAGGACTATTATATAATGGAACAAAATAACAAAGTATCTGTAGGAGTTACATCAATAATTGGATGGTTAACTGCATTGTTAGCATTACTTCCTACAATTATTACTTCAGTTCAGTCAGGAACAGTAGCATTTAATGGGCCTGAAAAGTTTCTTGCTATTGTTGGTATTGCTTCTGGATTAATAACACAGATTGGAAGATACCTACAAGCTCATAAGCTAATTACTAAGACAGAATCTGTTTCTCTTCCTTCGGCTAGAGAAGTAGTTGATGGATTTGAGGAAGGAAATCCTAAAGAAGTAGTACGTCCTGAATCAGCAGCTACTCCAGATCCTCCTAAAGCTGAGATTTCTCAATGATTCCTTCGGTAGGAAAAATAGTACATTTAAAGTTATCAGCAGAGTGCGCGACTAAAATAAATCAGGAAAGAAATAATATTAGTAATCATTATTTTGGTAATTCTGTTTCTGAGGGAGATATATTTCCTATTATCATTACTAGAATGTTCGATAAAGAGCCTACCGAGAAATCTTCAGTTAATGGACAAGTGTTTTTAGATGGCAACTTTATTTACTGGGCTTCTTCAGTTGTTCAAGGAACAGAAAATGGAACCTGGCATGATCCGCGAGGTGAGTAATGGAGATATCTGATAATGGTTTAAAATTAATTGAGAATTTTGAGGGGTTTATAAGCTGCCCGTATTGGGACGTATATGGAAGAGTTTATACAAGAGGTTTTGGAGAAACTGGAGGTATAACTGCTAATTCTCATTGTGTAACTAGGCAAGAAGCACAAGAAAATTTGCGTGGATTAGTAGATAATGAGTATGGTGCCGCTGTAAATAGATTAGGAGTCCCTTTAAATCAAAATCAGTTCGATGCTCTCTGTTCTTTTGTATATAACTTAGGTCCAGGATCTATGGAGTGGAATATAGGACAATCTCTTAGAGCTAGAGCATATAATACTGCCGCTAACCAGATGCTTGAATATGATCGAGCTGGTGGTGTAGTTCTGGCTGGACTTCAGGCGCGCAGAGCGGCCGAGAGGAAGTTATTTCTTACCCCGGTTAAACATCAACAGAATCCACTAAATACATTGTATCCATCAGAGCGTAGAGTAGTAGATTTATATCTATCAGAGCTTAGACATCCTCATCTTCATGCAAAAGGTCTTAAGAAGCTAAAGAATGAAATGAATAATATGCGAGGTAATATATATGATGCAGCAGTATATGGAGAGCTAAAGAATCATCACAAAGTTAAAAAGGGATGGAATATAAATAATCGTGAGTCTCGTTATGATTTATTGAAAAAATATAGCACATAAAAATGCAATTAAAAGAAAGTTAAATCATGAGCTTTGAACTTAATCCAGTTGCTGGTAATTCTACTGAAATAATTACTAATTTAAAAGAATTACCTCAACATGAACGTGAAGAAAGAGTAATACCAGTAATTAAACAGGCAATTGCTGATATTGTTGAAGAGTTGGGGGGATATTTATCAGTATCTTGTAAGGGTAATCTTAATCCGGTAGCTGGCGAAACTGGAGAATTAGTAGAAATTTATATTACTTCTCTTCCTCGGCCGCAATCTGTCCCAGCGCCAGTAATTGAAGATCCTAATTTATTGAATCCAGAAAATAAGTCTAATGAACAAATTGAGAAAGAAGCTCAGGAAAATATCGAACAATCTCAGCAGCAGGAAAATGCGCTGGGTAGTGAACAGTCTGTAGATATTTCTTCCGTGCCTCCAGTAATTACAGAAAATGTTCCTGGTACGATTGAGCCGGTTATGGCAGAAAACGCCGCAGAAAATCCTTCAGCGCTTCCAGTCGATTCATCTGCCCCGGCAGATCCTGCGGTGTAATGGGATATGGCGAAGATATAAAGGATAATGGATCATAATTCTATTGGTGTTGGAGTAGGAGCCACTATATTTATAGTGGAAGAAATGTAACGCAAAATGAATGAAAAGAATAGCGGATTAAGAAAGTTTGATTATCCAGTAAATAAAGATGCCTAGAACTTTTGAACAATCTAGAGGAATTCAATTCGAGAAAACTGTAAGTGATCTTCTTGGAGGACAGCTAACTCCTGGCTCTGGTAATAAGTTTTATGCTAAATAATTCTATGACATCTAATTATCCTAATAGTAGTGCTATAGTAAATTTATCTTGTACACAATGTGGAAAAGAGTTTACAAGATATAAGTCTTTAGTTCGTGGGAATCCTTTAAAACAATTTTGTTCTAAAAAATGTGCAGGAGAATATAAAAGAAAACCTCCACAATTGTGTTATTTTTGTGGAGAAGAATTTAATAGTTATGAACAAAAAGGAAGAACAAAATTTTGTTCTAGAAAATGTATGTCTAAACAATTTAGTTTAGAAAGAAAAACTTCAAGAAAATTGTGTATAGTATGTAATAAAGTGGTTAACTACATTTATGGAGAATATTGTTCTCGTGATTGTTATTCATATAATGTAAGAACTAGACAGTTTAAAGTATGCCGAATATGTAAAATTGAGAAGGGTATCCATTCATTTTATAATTGGAAAGAAGGTAGCGATGGAAAAAGAACTGAGTGCATAGATTGTGGTAATATTTTAAAGTATAATAAGAGAATGTCTAGGGACGGAGTTAATGGAGAATATTCTAAAATAATTTTAATGGATCCATGTTCTTATTGTAATAAGCATTCAGAAGAGATAGATCATATTATACCCTCACAATGGCGGAGATAATTTTTGGGATAATTTTACTGGATCCTGTAAGAGTTGTAATGCAAGTAAGCAAGAAAGGAAACTTCTTTTATGGCTCGCACAAAGGAGCAGCAAAGAGGATTTGATTTTGAGCATCGTGTAGCTAATCTTTTGGGTGGGAAAGTTCAACCTGGTAGTGGGAATCAATTTTATGCAAAAGGAGATTGCATAGCTAATGGATTATTAATTAGTTGTAAATCAAATAGGTGCTATACTTGGCCGGAAATTTTGCGTAGATTATTTGAGGCGATAGATGATGCGCATGGTACAGGAAATATACCGGCTTTAGCAATAGAGGATAATTCAGAAGATAGAGAAGCATATATAGTAATAAGATTAAGTGATTTTGCAAAAGCTTTTTCAGATGATATTAAAATAGAAAATAGTAAAGAATCAAAAGGGGTTCAAAAGCGGAAAGAAATAGATATACCTCTTATGCTACGTTGAGAAATTTTATTAATAATGGATGGACGGAGGATTTTGGAACGTGGATATTTGGCGCATTTTGTGGCGCTATTTTTGTGCATAAAAAGTTTCTTAAGCCGTTATTACTAAAATTTGATAGGCACCATAAAGAAGAGATGAGTGCTCATGGAAAAACCCACCAACAATTGGGAATAAATAATGGAAGCCACTAAACCAAAATCGACAGCTAGAATATTGTCCTCAAGGGCATCCTTACGACGAGATAAATACTTATCCAGATCCCAGAGGATGGCGTGGATGTCGCAGGTGTCGCAATGAAGCAGCCAAGAGAAGTAAGCAATCATCATCATTTTTCTAAAGCAGTAAAATTTAGTCTTTCTGAGACTAAAGAAGCAATGAGCGAGGTAAAAGGGTTCAATGCAAAGTTGGCAATTTTAATTACAAATTCTGTAGGGACTATGGCGTGCGCATATATTTTCTCTATTCTGGCGTTGATTAGTTTACCAGCTATCTTAATACAAGCAGGGGTTCTGACTAATAATAATGTGCCTCATTTTTTAACTAAACCGGGTTTAATATTAATAATTGCATGGATAGCTCAAACATTTCTTCAGTTAGTATTGTTAAGCGTTATTATGGTAGGACAAAATGTTCAGAGCTTAGCTTCAGACGCAAGAGCAGAAAAGACTTTTAATGATACGGAGGCAGTTCTTGACGCTTTAAATATTAAAACGGCAGGCGGTTTAAAAGTTATTTTAGATGAAATCAAAAAGCTAAATTCTGCCACCAAGTAAAATCTGAGAAATGTTCTACAAAATATGATTCTACCAGGAGAAATAAATTTTGAAGGAGTAATTGGTACTACTTTTGATGGTGATATTACTGTATTACCTTCTTCAGCATTTCTCCTAAAGTGGGAAAAGGAACCTTTATGGAAGTCTACTTTCAGTTATGAAGAAAATGCTGGTGTAATAGCTAGTAATGGAAAAGCATATAAATCTTTAAAAGCAAGTTTAGATAAAAATCCAGTTACCGAAACTACTTATTGGGAATTAATTGCTCCATTAAATATTACTGGTTATAAAGCTGAAATAAAAATAGGAAAAGAGTTTGAATTAGTCCTGAAAGTTGGAGAAGGAATTATATTAACAGGATCAGAAGGATTAGTTGCATTTAAAGCTACTAAGACTCAAACAGAAATTTTTCAAAAAGGTAATGTAAAAATTGCTCTATTTATGGAAGATTTAGAAAACAATTACTATGAGTATATTTCTGGAAAGGTTCTTTGGAAGGAACCATGAGTATTTCCCCTCCTACTTTAGTAGTAAAAGAGACTACAGCAGGTCTTGTATTTCTTAAAGAAAAAAATTCTGCTGTACTAATTCCTACTCTGCCGAAATACTCTTCTGTAGTAATTGCTAAAGAGACTGAGCCCTTAGTAGTTACTGTAAATAGTGGATCTACTGGACCTGCTGGCGCTGTGGGGCCTGCTGGCCCGCGCGGAGAACGCGGCGAAAAGGGAGAAGGAGGGGATCTACATTTTAAATATAATCAAGGATCAGCTTCAGCATTGTGGGAAATAGAACATAATCTTGGAAAGTATCCTTCTGTTATGGCTGAAGATACGGCTGGCGAAGATATTGAGGGCACGGTCGAATATATTAGTATAAATAAGTTAAATGTAGTATATTCGGCCGCAACTGGCGGCGTGGCTTACCTTAATTAAGGAGTAAAGAATGGCCGCTAGAAAGTTCTTACAGAATATAAATCTAGTACAAAATGAATTACAGAATGCTGTAGTTCAAGTTCTTTCTTCTGCGCCAGGATCTCCTAAACCTGGTCAAATATATTATGATTCAACTAAACATGAATTTGGATATTATAATGGTACTGAATTTAAGTATTCATCTTCTTATTCCTTACCAGAAGCAACAGAAACTGTATTAGGTGGAGTTAAACTTGCTGGAGACATAAAAGGTGGGACTGGCGCTGCCCCTCATGTTACGAATTTACATCTTGAAGGTAATACAGAAGTAAATCATAAATTAACTAAGCTTTCTACTCCTACAGAAGCTGAAGATGCAGCTAACAAGGCATATGTAGATAATAAAATAAATGGTTTGGCTTGGAAGAATCCTGTTTATATAGCTACTACGGAAGCTTTACCAGCTAATACTGTTACAGGTGAAGTAATAGAAGCTAATTCTAATGGAACTCTTACTATAGATGGGAAAGAACCCGCCATAGGAAAAAGAATTCTTGTAAAGAATCAAGCTGAAACTAAAAATGATGGCATTTATGAAATGCTTGTCAAAGGAGAAGCTGGCGCTAAATTTAAAATGACGCGCACAGCAGATTCCAACACGACTGCTGAGCTTCAAGACGCAGCAGTTTTTGCTGAAGTGGGAACTGCTAATGAAGGATTAGAGTTTGTTCAAACAGCTACAGTAACAACAGTAGGTACAACTGCTCAAACATGGGTTAATTTCCAGAGTGGTTTATCTGTAGTTGGTGATGGTACTTATACTGAACGAGAAACAAATAAAATAGCTCTTAAGCCTTTTACTGGGTCTCCTTCTCTTCCCGCCGAAGGCGCTGTATCTGCTGCCAGTAAGGGAGGAACGCGCAAGGTATCTTTTGCAGTAAAAGGAAATAACTCTCTTACAGAATTTTCTTTAGTTCATAACTTAAATACTTATTTACTTTTAGTTCAGGCGCAAGAAAATAACTTAGGAACTCCTACCCTTCCTGTAGAAATAGGTTGGGAACCTACATCTGCTAATGAAATTAAAATATCTTTTGCAGTAAAACCAGCAGCAGCAGAATCTTTCTTTATAACAATACAGGGTTGATAATGTGGCGCAGAAACGAAAGATAGAGTACGAGCCAGAATTTGTTAGCTCTTTTATTATACCTACTGGTGCTGAACCTAATAAGGTATTAGTTTCTAATTCAGAAGGAAAAGCAGAATGGAAATTTCCTTCAATAAGGACTTCTCATATATATGCTATAGAAGGGGAAATAACTACTAACACTTTTCCTATCTATTTTGTTTCGTTAGCTTCAGGCGAGGAACAAAAATTAGTCAAGGCTAGATATGCAATAAAAGAAGGAACTAAAGTAATATGCGAATTACAACGAAATGGATCTGGAGCTACTGGGTTTACGGGCCTTGAAGCAAAAACTACAGCGGCAGAAGTTACGCCGACAGGAATTAAATTATCTGAGAATGATGAATTAGCTTTAGTTACATCTTCTCCCGAAGGCACTCCAAAAAAGCTAAGCTTTGCTTTCGTAATAGAACATATTATTTAGTAAACTTATAGAAAGGAAAGATAATGGCTTTTCAAACGTGGGAGACATTGGTAAATGCTTATCAGTACTCTGGTAGTAACGTCGGAACAGTATTGGAAAATACTGAAACTTTAACTGCTATATCTCCTGGCGCTGAAACTGCTGGTAAACAATTAGTTATTCCTGCAAATTATTTGAATGTAGGCAGCGTTATAAGATATTCTGCAACTGGAATATTTTCCACTACGGGTACTCCTACTTTAATATTAGGTATTTATTATGGTGGGGTGGCTGGAGTAGTTTTAGCAGAAACAATTGCTATTACTACTCCGTCAGGAGGAGCTAATTTATCTTGGGCGTTAGAAGCTATATCTAGAGTTAAAGAAGTTGGTTCTACTGGAAAGATTTACACTCAAGGTTGGTGCAGAGGAGTAGAGGCTAAGTCTCTTACTTCTACTACTGCTGGTACAACTATGATGCCAGAGGAAACTTCAACAGGCGGAGAATCTGCTTCTTTAAACACTGGAGAAAATAAATCTATTGTTCTTGGAGCTAAATGGGGGACAGCTTCTACATCGAATAAAATTACTTGTTATCAGTGGCTGGTGGAGATTCTTAACTAACATATTATTGAGTGGATTATATATATGTCTACTCTACTTATAGGAAATGAATTAACAACTGAACCACATAAAGGTGTTCATAGCGTTAAAAAGCAAGCGGGGTGGTTATTTAAAGCTATAGCCACTGGTACTATGGAAGAAATAGCTTTACGTACTGATTCTGAAGCTAATACTGGTATAACATCATTATATTTAGGTATATTTGCTGCGTCAGGCGGTAAGCCAGGTAATTTATTAGGGTCAGCGAAATATACAGGGTCTTATCCTGTGGCTTCTAGTGCGTGGGTAGCGGTTACTGGTTTAAATGTTTCTATAATAGATGAAACCGAATATTATTTTGGAATTTGCGCAAGCGCGGGAGGTGGAATACATTTAGCTTTTGAACATGCTGCTGGAGAAGGGACGCAGTTATGGGAAACAGGGGCTATTTATGAAAAATTAGAAACAGTAGAAGCTGCTAAATGGATTACCGAAGGAAAATTGGGCCCAAACCGTATGTATGGTAAAGGGACGGTTCTTTCAGGGTCGCTTGGAGTATTTAATTCCCCTACTTCTATATCACCTAAAAAGTTATATAAGCCATTTCCTACTTCTCAAGAACAAAAAATAAAACAAGAACAGAAGTTATTATCTATGATAATATAAACACACATATCCCATGAAAGGGGGTAGACATGAGTACGCAACAAACCGCACAAGGTACGGACGAGGATCTAGCTTTTCTCTGGGCCGACTCCACGCGCCTGGAGAAGTTCCGAGATCAGCTCAATAGCCCTGAGCTGAGTCGCCAAGAGTGGGGCGAGTTGAGCGATGATGCTATCCGGGTTCTGATTGGTGAAGCCCGACTCCGAGCCAGATCTGCTCTCGGTCGTGAGCCGAGCGACCTCTCTACGGGCCTCTTTAAGAACCTCTTGCAGCTCTATTTCACGATCTGGCATCTTCCCTCCCTTGAATGGCTTGCTCGACAGACTCCCAAGACGATGGAGCGCCAGTCAAGTAGCGTTTCCTAAAGATTCAGCAAAGACAAAGCTATCCCCCACAAGGGGGTAGATTGTGCTATGCTGTGCTCATGCCGCCAGTCGATCGCAACGCACCTAAACGAGCATCTTTCTCGGAGTCTTCATATTCATTGATGGAGTTTCTAAAAGACTATCCAGACGATGCAACTTGTTTGGACTTTCTTTGGCACGAGAGATACGCGCCAGATGGGCATATAGCACATTGCCCAAAGTGCGATAAGGATAGGAAGTTTCATAAGGTCAAAGAAAGACCAGCTTGGGATTGCGACTCTTGCGGATATCACTTACATCCTTTGGTGGGAACTATCTTCGAGAAGTCATCTACGTCTTTGCACCTCTGGTTTTATGCGATCTTTCTTATGACTAGCACTCGTTGTGGCACATCTGCTAAGCAGCTTGAGCGAGAGCTTGGGGTTACATATAAGACTGCATGGAGAATCTTCAACAAGATTCGCAATGAGTTGATGACTGATGAGGATACTTTGCTTTCAGGGCAGGTAGAGGCCGATGAGACCTCTGTTGAGGGAAAGCCGCGCAAACCACACGGTCAAACACCATTCGCTCAGCCTGGGGTAAACCGGCGCTCTGAGGCTGCCAAGTTGCGCCATGCTAGGAGACTCTAGCGAAACTATACTTTCCTCAGTATCTAAGCTAAATCTCCAGCCTGTATACTAGCACAGATACCCCACTTTGGAGAAGATCCTACCCCATGAGACATCTTGTCTACATTCGGGCCGATTTCTGTGGCGGAACGACTGGCGAAAGTGCCCACAGCAAAGTTTAAAGCCTCGAATCTCCGCTAGACTGAGCGCACCTTCAAGGGCAAAGGCCGGAAGATTGGTGGAGCCAGCTCCCCCAACTGCGCCTTTGCTCTCGGTTCGGTTGGGGGAGCGACCCACCACTGACGCGCCTGTAGCTCAGTGGTCAACGGTTCCCAGTGGGGGCCAAAGAGCAGCGGTCTTGCACACCGCAGGTCGGGGGTTCGATTCCCTCCAGGCGCATCTACTGGAGTATAGCGCAGACAATCGTGCGTTAACACCGACAGATGTCTGTTAGCGAACCTTCTGCGCTGGAATCCCCTCGAACAGCCGCCCTGCAGGTACCTGAAGCGCTTCGGCCAAGATCACGATGGTTGGGAAGCGTGGCGCTCGATTGGCCCGCTCCATCTTGCTGATGGCCGTCGTATGCAGCTTCGAGTGGTAGGAGAGGTCCTCCTGCGACCAGCCACGCTCAGCGCGGAGGGCCTTCAAGTTTGTAGCAAAGCGCTCAAGGGGGCTCACGCCCCAAAGCATCCGCCGCCTAACCCAAGAAGCCAAGAGACATATCGTCAAGTTTTGTGTATGCTACGCGCGTTCAATATGCAGGATGGATTCGTGCGGAAGATCACAAACTACTATGCAGGAGGTACTTGTATGGGCACTACGCCAATAATCATTGGTGCGCTGATGCTGATTTTTGAGGGGCCTCCGGCCCTGCCTGCTGCTGTGGCGCTGGGGGTGATCTGGAGCTGATGCGACTACGACCTCGTTGGCGCAAGATGACGTGGGTTGTGATTTTGTGGTGTGTCTTGATCCTTGCTTGGGCAATTGGTGGAGCAATCAGTGGCGCAAATCACAATGCTCAGACATGTACTCATTCAGCATTTTTGGGCACCAAGAGCTGCGAAGAAGCCAGTAATGCAGGAACAGGAATTGGTATAGCTCTGATCTTATTTATCGGATTCATTGGCTTCGTATTCTTTTCTTTGATTTGGTTTATGACTCGACCAAAGCAACGCGATTGTCCAGTTTGCGGAAATTCTGTTAAGAAGGGTATTACAACTTGCGCAAAGTGTAATCACGACTTTGCAAAAGCTGCTTATGCTGTAGAAGGTTAAGCTTTAATTAGTGCACAACTCAGCTTCGTCAAGATCGTGAGATCGACATGGAGCTTTACTTTTGCTATTCCTCTAACTCTAAGAGGGAGCATTGCCCACTGGTGCTTCAGTCGCCCGAATGCCCGCTCGACTGAGGCCCGACCTCGATACAGCTTCTTCCAACGATCAGTGGAACGTGGAATGAGTGTATGAAGTCGATCAGCCGAGACCCACTTAGATTTCGTGCCACATTCCCCTGTCGGACATCTCCACTTCGTTGCCTTGCGTTTGTAGTCGGCTCCGGCAAACTGCCACTCGCCATGCTCACAGCACGGCACAGCATCCTTGCCGCGCTTCACCTCGGGCGTTTTCCGCAGAGGAATGACTGGCGCGATATTCCACTCAGAAAGGTCTTCGTAGACGCGATTATTGTCGTACCCCTTATCGAGCGCACACGTCTCAGGATTGATTCCCTGCTGGTGTAGAACATCGAGCAGTGGAGCGACTGAGAGTGTTTCATGGGCTCGCGCAGTCTCCACCTGCCACGCAAGGGGAAGGTCTGTCTTAGAACAAACGGCCATGTGCAGCCGATATCCGTAGAAGCCTCCGCCCTTTCTCGTACTGACGGCGGAGCGGTGGCCCCAAGAGGCATCAGGATCGGAATACTTCTCTCGTTCTCTGCCACCCTTGCTCACGAACCGCTGCCCGTTGGCATAAGCAGGGATGTCAGATGCATCTATGGAAATATTCTTTCCAAACTCGGGATTCTTTTTATTAAGAGATGAAATAGTGTTTTTGATACTTTTTTCTAAAAGATGATCATTCTCTTTGAGCTTCTTTGTAAATCTATAACAAGCAAATACAGAAGGAATATCTCCATTTGGAGAAATAACTTTTGAAAGAGCTTCATGTTCATTTACTAAAGAAACTATTTTAGTCCATGTGGAAATAGAATAAATAGTCTTGGCTAAAGCCATCCCAATCATGCTGCGAATGGGATAACCAGGGCGACCCGTCCAGCGGGTGTCGTCAAGGTCCGCAATGAGGACTTTGATCTGGGGCGAGTCGAGAAGTGAAGCAAGCTCGGAAACGGCCGAGCATGATAGCGTGTCTCGGGTCATTGGAGGTCAGATCTCCTGTGGCCTGACCCCCGGGCGTTGGCGCGTCGCGGGGGTCATTTATATAGTTCGAGGGAAGCTATCAGGAGCTTCGGACGGAACTTTCTGGCCGATAGAATAAGCGAGCCCCGACCGGAGGATCAGTCCGAATCGGGGCTCAGCAGCGGTAGCTCAGTTGGTAGAGCGGGGTCCGTGGAAAGGCTCGCGTCGCAGGTTCGAGTCCTGCCCGCTGCAAGTATTTCTACTGGAGTTGTAGCACAGCCACATTAGATTATTTGTGCTGATTGCTACTAGTGTTGGGTGGCCTGCCTTCTTAGTTAGCGCTCGCTAAGTTGTTTCGTTGGTGGTTTCTGCGGCTATCCTCTTGATTGTCTTCCAGGGCATAGGCCAGGAGACTGGAGCCGACGGCAGTCCCTCCAGGGTCTTGATCTAGCCGGATCTCCCTGGAGGGACACTCCTTAGCTCCTCGCTTCGCTCGGAGTTTCGTCGTTCCTGGTTGGTTATCATGGGCGCGCCAGCTCCTGATTCACGAGGTTGCCTACGAGACATATGCGGGAAGCTCGCCCGGCCTGACCACACCGCGCTCCCCTCGCCTCGCTGACCGGCGCGCCCCGAACTCGCCACTGGGGGCGTTGTACGTTAAGTTTGTGCTCATTGTCACGATCTAGTTTCGTAGGCACTTTCGTAGATCCCTCAGTAGGGCATCTCAAAATCCCTGAGATGCTCGACAAGGGAGCTAGAAAATGCCAGGAGTTGATCGTCGCCCCACTCTTGCCGTTCCTCTGGGACGACATGCGCTAGGCCCAGATCAGGCGCAGGGGAAGAACCCGGAAGTTTAAATGATCGAATCATGGTTGGTATGCTTGCAGCCTTCCTAACAGGGCACAGGCCGGGAAGTGGAGCCGACGCTCCCCTGGCCTGGGGGCTGCCATTCCTTGGGCCAGGGGAGGGCTTTCTATTGACTTAGTTAGTGCCGGAAATAATTTTAGCTTTAACCTTGTTTCCTGGAGTACTGTGTCTTTCAGTACATTTTAATAAAGCACTATCTGCTTGATCTTTAGTATAAACAGTTGTATATATTATTGAAGTATAATTCTTTTCATATACAACTAATAATTGCTCGTTAGTAGGCATCTAATAATATTTCCTTTTTCTAAATAAAAGTCCCTACACTCCCGCAGAACTTCACTTGACCATTAGGCAAATATATCAGATTGGATCAGCCTTCGTTAGGATTAACCGGAGTAGGAGTTTCTGCTGAAACCGGAGGAGCTTCACTCGGCGGCGTTTCTGCCGGCGGCGTAGCAGGCGCTGCAGGCGCTGGTACGAGTCCCTTAGCTTTTTCTACAATAGGAGCAAGGGATTCCTGCACTTTTTGAATTGCGGCCAATTCAGAATTTTTTGCTGTTAATTCTGCTGTATCTGCGCCAACCTTTGCAATATTATTGTTTAGTTCAGTTTCCTTTGTAGCGAGAGAAGTCTGAAGAGAAGTAATCTCAGTTGCAAGCTGAGGCACAACTTCGGCCAAAGTAGTCTCCTCAACTCCAAGCTGTTCTGCTAATGTAGCCATTTTTGTAAACCTTTCGATTAGTATTTCTTCTAGTTTTTCTAGTCTATTTTGTATATTTAAAAATGATTTAGTTTCTAAATTAAAAGAACTTAATTCTCTTTGAAATAATAAATTAAATTGCCTTTCAACATAAAATTGAAATTCTTCTCCTGGATGTCTATATACATCTCCTGAATCACTCATTTTGTACCATGTATTCTGGGTAATCTACTTGCCCATTTAGGTAATTTATCTATTTTCTCTCCTAACACTTGATGCCATTCTTGTCCTGGTTCTTTAACTGATATATATCCTGTCTTAAAGATTTCAAAAGGATTGTTTATATATTTCACATATGAAGGAGGAACTGTGTCAAAATAGTATTTATTGTTTTGGCATAATTCTTCTCTAATTTGAGGTAATCCAAACCATTTAGGATAGACAAAATTGGCTACTCTTTGTTTATTAATTATTCCAATCTCATATGGACATTCTTGAAGAGGATCTGCAATCTCTACAATATATTCTTTTCTTTCATGCTCTACTGTTCTCATTACACTTTCTTTAGAAACAAACGGGTTTACTACCATCTCTCCCAACTCATGAGTTAATACTTCTGTAATTGATGAATCCTCTTCTCTTATCTCTTTTATGGGGACATAACTAACCGGAATCTTTCCCTCATCTTCGTCTTCATGGTATCCTAAAGCTCCTTCTAAGGATATATTATCAAGAAGAATTAAATTATAGGCTCCTTTAGGAAATTTTTCTCCCCTATTTAATAATTTAACTTCAACAGGATTTTTCACATATCCATGCTCAACCCAAGGAGAGTTATTTATATCTTTTGAGTATAACTGAGCTGTTGTTATAAGAGTTTTTAGTTCAGATGGAGATAATACTCCAGATGTCGTCTGGTCCTCAATCACTACAAGTTGCATATTATCCCTTCCTTTAATGCGAGACTTATCCGATACTTTGTCTCAACGAAATTGGCGCAAAGAGTAGGAAGATATAGGAAGAACCTACTTATCAGACCAAATGTTTTGTCAAGGTCCTACTATTTCTTCCATTTTTATTCTCCTTCAAATACCCATTCTACTTGTTCTAAATTTACTAAACATTTACCACCTATTTTTCCTTTTTCGCGTGGATTTGCTGTACATTCTAAAAAGCTTCCTTTTGATTCTCTAGCTTCTTTAGCTTTTTCTGACCATTGAACTAAAGTTTCTGGGTAGCTTAAATATTTATGTTCAACATCTCCTGGAGAGCCATAAGAGGCAGTAAATACTATTAACAATTTAGTATTCCTCTACATTGCTAATATCATTAACATTAGCAAGATATTTCTGAGCAGAGCTACCGCTTATATTAGTCCCACCACTGGGGCTAGGAGTTTCTGCTGCTAATTCAAATTCAAGGAAACCAGCTTCTTCGTGTACAGCAGTTTTTGCTTTAGTAAGGTAATTTGCCAAAGTAGCTGGTTCTCCATTAACTTTAGTTGCATAAGTTCTTTCAACATTTCCTGGTGCAGCAATCGTTTTGTAACGCAAAATTAATCTGTTTGCCATTTTATTTTCTCCCTATAGGGTTTGTTCTGAGATCTCATCCCACGCGGATCTCGGCCGCGTGGGTAGCGCTAGAGGGAGTATGGCAGGTTTGCCTGGGAAAAGGAGGCTATTGCGCCAAATTTCTGCGCGGATGAAGTTCTTTGATACTATTTTTATAGTATTCTAATATAGACTTATTCCTATTTAAATTTCTTTCACTTAATATTATTTGTTTCTTCATAAATTTTATCATATCTCGATCTACCTGGATTATACGAAGTCTTTCTTTCCTATATAATTCATCATCAGGATAAATCTTTTTAAGTTGCTTTTCTCTTTTAGATTCTTTAGTCATCGGCAGAAATTTGGCGCAAGGTAGGAAACATAATAACATTTCTTATATTAGTCTTACCAGTTAACAACATTATTAATCTATCTATACCAATTCCTACACCAGACCAAGGTAACGCTCCCATTTCTAGTGCTTCTATATAGTTTTTATCATAGGGGTCATATTCCTGTCTATCAGATATAGAACCTTCAGATAAAGAATGAATTTGTTTTTCATCAAAAGATTTTGCATTATTTTCTGATTCCTTTAGGCGCTTTTCCTGCTCATGAGGATCATTTAAATCGCTAGCTCCAGAAGCAATCTCTATGTCATTTATATATAGCTCCCATGCTTCTGCATATTCTATTTTACTTGGAATAACATTTCCACCTATGCCGGTTTGTTTTTGTAATTCTTTTTGACGTTTCTTAAGATTGTCAATTGACTTTGAAATAATCTTTCTACTTAGCGGCCAATCGGAAGATAATAAATCACGATCAAACTTTAGTTTATTTCTGTGTGTAAACCACCCTGGAATAAATCTCTCTTCTAAATATCTTATTAAGTTAACGGTGAATGATAACATATCATTAGAAGTACTACAAGACTCGAATATCTCTAAGTTAGTAAACTCGGGATTATGTTCTGGAGAAATTCCCTCATTACGAAAGCATCTACTAAAGCTGTAAACTCTGTCAAATCCTCCAACCAAAGCTCTCTTGAGATATAACTCTGATGAGATTGATAAGAAAAAGTCTTGGCCCAAGGAATTGTGCCTGGTTTCAAACGGCCTTGCAGTAGCACCGCCATATATCGGCTGGAGTACGGGACATTCAATCTCAACGAAGTCTTTTTCATTTAAATACTTCCTTATCTCAAATATTATTTCTGCTCTGGTCTTAAACAGCGCACGAGAATCGGCGGAGGAAAGTAAATCTCTCTCCCGATGACGGTACTTCTCCTCTGGATTTTGTAGACCATGATGCTTATCTGGTGGCTCAATTAAACACTTAGCTAATAAGGTCCAATCAGAAATCTTAAATAATGGTTCTCCGCGCGGATTTTGCGCCAAAGTTCCTTCTACTCCAATTATATCTCCTAGATCACATTCTAATATTCTATTCCATCTATTCTCATCTGTAAAGGTGTTTCTGTCATCATCTGGTCTTTTAGCATGTAACTGAATTTCTCCAGTAGAATCCATTAAATTGAAAAATATATTTTGTCCGTGATTTCTACACGACATAATGCGACCGGCAATTTTGAAAGATTTTTCGGTTAATGGACTATTTAACTCTTTTCTAAGTTTTGGAGCAAAATTAGTCAATACCTTTTTTATTGAAATTCGGCCCGGAAAATCTCTCGGATAGACTTCTATATTTGACTCTCTTAATTTTTCAAGCTTTTCAAGTCTAGAATTCATTTATATATTGCCCATTTCTCCATAATTTTGTATAGCGGCAACTAACTCATCATCTGTCATTGTATAGAAATACTCTTTATTATATTCATTTTCTATTACTCGGCGCAAAAGTTGGCCAAGAGTAAGATTAGGATTCTCTATCCATAATCCTCTTAATTCATATAAAATAAGACCAATTCGTAATGGATCGCTAGGATTTTCTGATATTTCTTTTGGTGAAATCATATTGCCATATTTACAATCTGGTTTTGAAAGTTTTATCCTGTTAGCCACGGATATCCACGCTTTCCTAAATAAAGATGGTCTGGTTTTACGCAGGCAGAAACGGCGCACGATTGTTTTACTAGAAATCCTTTTGGTACATAACCTTTTCCTGCTAGTTCCCATGCTACTACTGGGGCAGATAAACTTTTATTTCCTGCGCGAAATCTTCCTCTGCCAGTACCTTTATCGATTGTTCCAGTCCAATAAAAGCATCTCTGAGTTTTTTGAATATAAGATTCAAATTTCTCTCTATATTTTTCTAATTCTTCAAGTTTAGTCATTTATAATTAAATTTCTTGTCTATGAATTATTTTCTCGGTGGGAACATCGCGCGGATAGTATAATGTAGAAATATAATAATAAGTATAAAAGCAGATATAAGAATCATCTATTTTACTTTCATATATCCCAGAGCCTGCAACGTGGGCTCGGCTTCTCCCCAAAGTCTGTTCAGGGAGCTACGCGGCAACACATCACATTTGGGATGAGCGCGCAGGAACTGGTCGAGGGCCTTGGCGAGAACCTCGGCGTGCGCTTTGGCCTCGTCTCGTTCCTGCCTGAAACGGGTGGACTCTTTCTTGTAGACCTCTCCCCACATGGCGCGACTCTCATCACGGGTCATCGGTCGATCGCCCGCCGGCTCGTGCTCCCGCTCGGTGTCCCGCACGACCGGCCCCGTGGCTGGCAGGTCGCCTCGATCCGCCGTGAGATCCCTATCGCGATCGCGCAGATCGATAACGGTCAACCTCTCGCCGCATTCGCACTCCTGCCATCCCTCGGGGCGCATATCCTCCGCCAGTTCAGCCGAGAAGCAGCCGGGGCACTGCATCCACAGCTTGCGCCTAGTCGGGTTACTCGCCGTACGCCTCACCTGGTCGTTTTCAAGCTCCTCAATCTTGGCCCGCTGGGCATCCGTAAGTAGCTCCTCTACCTCACGGGCGACGAGAGCGGTATTGATGCAAGCACGAAAAGCGCTTTTGACCCCCGCTCCGACCTCGGCCCACTTGCCAAGTGGAGTTAGTAGTTGGTGGTCGTGCAGCCGTTCGTAAAGAGCGGCGGTCATTGCCTCGCGCTCCTCGACTGGTATCTTACACATGGTGATTTCTTTCTTTCATAGCATTTTTAAATAGCTGCCAGTTCATACGAGAATGTGATATACGTGCTTTTACTGCGGATACAAATATTGTCCACTCTTTGCGTAGTTCACTCATTATTTTCTCCTATAGCAGACTCTAAAATATTTGCGGGAATAGTAAAGGAATACTCTGGTCGTTTTTCTGCCGAAGCATCAGAAATATAGATTACTTTATAAAATCCATCTTTTATATCAGCAGCAGAATTTGGCGGAAAGTAATCTTCAATAAAATACTTATCTTTATTATTACCAATAGTAATAGGAGTACCACGGCTAGTAAATGCTTCTATAGACGACAATTGTAATATTTGTCCTACTAAGTTCATTATGCCGCCAATAATTGTGGAGTTTGATTCTTCCAAAAATCTACTATGGTCGAGATTTCGCCGGAAGTAATAAGAGGAGATTGAAATCGTACAGGTTCCATTCCCTGATTTGAAAATAAAGCATCTCCACGGCCAATTAGCGCACCTGCTCCATTTTTATTAAGAATAATACGAGAGTCAAGTTCAGAAGAAGTAGAAAGAGCTATTCTTGTCGGAAGATTACACTTTAGTATTCCAGTTATAACTTCTCTTCTTGGTGACTGTGTTGCTAAAATTAAGTGGATTCCGCACGCCCTTCCCTTTTGACCAATTCTTACTAGAGATTCCTCAACTTGGTTCTTTGAAAGCATCATAAGATCGGCAATCTCGTCACATACAACAACGATATAAGGAAGTTTATGAAATTTACTATTAAATTCATCTATATTTTTTACTTTATACTTCTGTAGAAGTCTATAACGATCCTCCATCATATTTGCAATAGCTTTCAATGCATCAATTGCTTCCCATGAATCAGTTATACAATCAGAAAGAAGATTAGGAATACCATCAAAAGCTGGAAGCTCAACCATCTTAGAATCGATAGTAAGAAACATTAACTCATTAGGAGTAGTCTTCATTAATAATGAGGTTATCATGCTCAAGAGAAGCACAGACTTTCCTGAGCCAGTTTGACCAGCAACTAGCACATGAGGAGCTTCTTTAAGATTCATAGAAAGTATATTATTGTTGGTATCAATTCCTAGTGGAATTTTTAATATATTAGTCATCGTTGTCTTTTTCTATATGATTAAAATATGCTTTTATGGCAGCTCTTATAGCAATAGGGCTATATCCGTTGGGCGGAATTGGTCCCGAATTAGGAGGTCTTTCAAAACAGCATGATATTGCATAAGCTGCTCCGGCTTCGTTTATAGCATCATCACTATATAGTAAATCTTCATTAATAGGCTCCCATCTAGAATCTTTTCTATTAAAATAACACAGAGAAATTTTAGCCATTATTATAATATATCTCTAACATTGTGAATTGGACATTTAATGGTATATCCATTTTGCATGCATAAACAACCTTCAGATTTCATTTCATCAAGAACTTTTATAATCTTTTCGATCTTTGCTTGTGGACTTAATTCTTTTTCTTGATGATCCCTAATTGGTGACAGAAATATATCGCGGTGGGCATTATCTTATGTTTCATCAATTATAAATTGCTCAAAGTAAATTTGTCTTGCATAATGTTTAGCTCCAATTTTAGTTAGAGCATATCCATCAAAGCTAGCAGCACCCTTAAATCTATGATAGATTTCATATTTCATAAATTTAATCTTTCTTATATAATAAATTTTCATAATATATCACCTAAATAGATCGTTCGTCTATCTTTTCGAGGAACAGTTATCTTAACGAATTTAGTACCGGGCTCAGGAGCATGAATTGTTAGGGACATAGCGCCAGTCTCTAGTTGTAGGTCCTTTTCTAGCCAGGGTAAATCCCGTGCTTTCACGCCCGCCGAAGGAATGAAAAAATAGCTGATGACCTGAGGGCCAAGAATAAAATCCTCCAAATTCAGGCGGCTTCTCAGCGCGTCGGAGACCTCTGATATCAGATCCCCCTCCCGTGCTGCCTGTTCGTGCTCTTCTGGCGAGTCTAGATTAGTAGATTTATTTAATAAATTAATGTCAGGAAGAATATATGTCATTTTAATTCACTCTTCATAAAGAGTTTATTACAAGAAGGACAAAATAACAATAATTTTAGAACCTTATTTTTGTAAGTGTTTATAAGTTCACTATCACATATTTTACATTTCATTATTAATAAAATTTAGTTGGTCTTATAATAGTTATCTTACCACAAGCAGGACATTCATGTTCTAATACTGTTCCTGGTCTAATTACAATATTCCTTGGAGGTTCATGCTCTCTGTGTATACAAGGTTTTAGTTTTACTAACGGGCCATATTTTCTGCTGGTAGGATCTTTTATTATTCTAATTGGCATTTTCTAAATTTTCAATAAGAGATTTTAAAGTGGGATAAGGTTCATAAAAAATATTCTCGCCAGCATGAGAAGCAAACCATTCATTTGAAGATTTACAATATATAGTCTTTGTTTTATCATACGATAGATAAAACCCTTTTTGTATCTTTATAAGAGGCCTAATTTTCATTTTTCTAAAGAAGCTGTAAAAGTTTTTATTTGGTTAGCATTAGAAAGTATTTTAAGAAAATAAGATAAATCTTTAAATGATATTCTTATATTTATTAGGCTATTTTGACCAAAAAGCTCATATTGAACCATATAATATTTTTCTGATTGGAGCATATTAGTCAGATTTTGGCGGGAGAGGTTTAATAGATACTACATTATTAGGATATGGCCTACAGTTATCTTGCGCATTTTCCTCGCTGAGAGCAGCAATATTAGTTCTATCATCTAGTTCTAGCCACTTTAGAAATTTTATATATAGAGATTTTATTTTATACATTATAAGGTCTTCTTAGATAAATGATATTTTTTACAGAATTTACATTTATATATCTTTTGATTTATTTTATTTTCTATACAAAATTTTGATGCTTCTTCGCGTGAAATAAAAGCTTTCTTAGGAAAACCATTAGACTTGAAACATTCTCTAAGGGGAGGTTTCATACTGATTCAGAAGTTAAATTAGCACAGAGTTCAATTATATTCGTGGATATATAAATCATCAGCAAAATTTCGCACTTAGAAAGTATTAAAATACTCCATTAGCTTATCAGGCCACCATCCATTTTTCCCCGGAGGAAGATCTCCCTTAAGATTATTGTGAAATAAGCACAATACCTGCTTATTGCTCATTATATTCTGCCCCCTTAGTGCTTTAGGAATTATATGATCTATAGTAAGATCATCTGGAGTGTGGCATATTCGACATCCTATATAATTATCACGATCTTCTAGTTCTTTTATCTGCTTTTCACGCTTCCAAAGTCTTCTTATCTGAAATAAGTCGTGATCGCCAGATACTAAGTTAGATAAGGTAGCCATAGTTAGATTGTAGCTTTCTTTTGGCAGAAAATCGCGGCAAAGTATAAATGACCTAGCGCAATGCTGTTATGGGGTGGCAGCTAACCCTGCGCTAGATCGCTGCCAGTGGGAACGGATAGATTCGAACTATCATCTTGCAAGTTGCAAGTTACCTTTTCCCGTATAGGCCCCTGGAGAATCGAACTCCAATTACCACCTTATAAGAGTGGCGTGATTACCATTACACTAGAGGCCAATGTGAGCTATTTTTCCTCCGCACGAACGAGAACAAGTTGGAGGATATTTTCTATTCCTATAAAGAACTTGTTTTATTTCTCTATCAAATTGTATATGGCAAACAGGACAAATATATTTTTTTATTGATCTCCCTTTAAAATCATGATACTTATCTTTGTTAGCTTTTCTAGTTAGAATTTGTAAGTTATCTATATTGTCATTAAGTTTGTTATTATCTATATGGTCTACAGTTTCTAAATTTTTATCTAACAATCTACCTAATTTTACTGACATTAGATATCTAGCTACGCTAATAGTAGTTCTCTTAATATTACTATCATATGGCACTAGATTATAATAGTATCTACCTTCTTTTTTATGAAAAATGGGACCATAAAGTCGATATTGGCTAAAGGGAGGATGAGCGCGTGGTGGGGTCATTCCTTCATTGTACCACGGCTTCAGCCTCGCCTCCAACCTGGAAAGTGGCTCGACCATTAAGCTACGTTCCCAATTGTGTAGATATCTATTCAGCATGTCTTCAATATCTACAATAGGTGGTTTCTCCTAACGGGGTAATTTGGAGTCAATATCCCGCACTTTGCTGCTGAACCTATCTCACTGTTATTCTATTTTCATAGATATACAGAAGAATAAGGGAGATGCAGCGTGATTTAACTGATGAACTCATTTCCAGAATAGATATGTGATATTCTTTGAATGATCACCTTTTCTCCATCTCCCACGCCCCTACTAGAATTCGAATCCAGTCTTCAAAGGTAGAAACTTTGCGTGCTATCCATTACACTATAGAGGCATCGTTTTTATTTAGGAAGTGATTTTACAATTACCGGATTATCTATTATTTTTCTAGTGGTTATTAAATCTCCGTAGCCTCCCTCCCAAGAATTTAAAACTTTGCCTTTTGTATCTTCTATCTCATAATAATCTGTTTCATGTGTAGTTACTGCTACTATATATTTCTTCATGATTTATTTAATCTTTCTAGCTCTCTGCTCGAACTCCTCTAAAATAACTATAGAAGTAATGCCCACTATAATGCCTATTAGAGACTTCCATCCAAATAATGCAGTAGTGGTAGTGCAGCATAGAAATATAAAAATTCTAATTAAAATAAATTTCATGGCTTATTGATAGGATCTTTGTTTTCTAATCTTGAAGTTTCAGGTCCTTCGTACGCTAAAGTATTTACATCTCTATTTCTTCTAAGCTTAGGTTTATTGACTTCGGCGCGATGTTGCGCGGCAGTTTCCTCTTTCCATCTTTCCATAGCTAATTTCTTAGCTTCTTTTTCTTGTTTATATTTTTCTGCTACTTCTTTTTTCATAATGTAAATGCAGAGTAGGAATTATCGATCGAACTCTCTGGGTTTAATTGATTTTATACTACTTTCCTACTCTGCTCAGTTATTGTAGTACAGTTAGAAAGGGATGTCAAGGTCATCTTCGGCGGAAATAGTACCGGGAAGAGAATCATTTTTATCTAGTTCTTCTCTTATTTCGTCCAAAGTCTCCTGTGAGACTAGCTCAAATGGATCTTCTTTGCTAACCAAAGTAAGATTTGTAATATCATAATTATGACAGTCTCCATCTTTGTGAATGAGAACTTTATCTTTCATACTTCTTGACAAATAATTAATTAAATGTGCATCTGAAATACTTATATTGCTCTCGGCAGGATTTGGTGCTAAAAGACCTGTGCATTGCCAAAAGCTATAATCTAATTTTCTATCTCTTTCTGCATAATCTATTGCTTCGCCCTCTGTTAGAAAGGGACCAGTAAAATTAAATCCTTTGAGTGGATCTCCAGTTATAATAATAAAGCTCATATCTCATAAACTCCATACTCTGTATATATTTCATTTGCCCATAGTTCAAACTCAAAAGTTTTCATTATTTACCTTTATTTAGAATTAAATATACTTCTGCCTCATCTGCCTTAGAGATTATTTCTGCTGATCTTTCTAGTTTAAATTTATCTTTTCCTGCGCGCAAAATTGCCGCGATAGACCTAAGCTCCTTTATATGGTTCTCCAGCAGAGATTGCGCGCGATTAGTCATTTCTTTGCGACTTAATATTAGTTCTAAAACTTTCTTTTCTGCCTCAGCGCGAGTTTTGGCCGAAAAGTGAGTAAAGAAATGATCTGGTGTTCTTACCTCATAATGCATATACATTCCCTTCATATATATAAAAATAGAGGAGCAGCAGTGTTTCATCAGAGGTAATCGCTCTCCGTGCCAACATCTCGATGGCCACCATGCCGCTGCTCCAGTGGCCCGGGTGGGAGTCGAACCCACACACCCTAACGGATATCTGTGCTTAAAACAGACGTGCCTACCAGTTACACCACCGGGCCATATAAGAATTCGTTAGGTGCCTTCCTGTGGCTTCTCAGCTATGTTCCAATCGTTGCTGTTTCTTTTCCGCGCGTTTTTCCTCTTGCTTGATTTCTTTTCTAATTTCAAGAATAAGACTATTGATTATATTCCTTTCTTGTAGAAAGCCTTCTAGCTCAATATTTAGCTTAGTTATAATTCGGTTCATTTATCAGTGCCTATTCTTGCGCAAATTCTCCAGCCCTTTGCCTATGTATCCAAGTTCTCATTTAGATAACCTATCATAAAGTGGTTTCTCTTGCTTCATTCTTTCTTCTTGTCTATTCTTTGTTTCTTCACAGACTTTATTGCCTTTCAAAGAAATTCCTGATGCTACCATATCAAGTTTTGCCATTTCTCTTGTTAGAATCATAGGATTAAACCTTCCATATCCATCTTACCACCTTCTGAGAACATCATAGTGATGAATGTCCATATATTAAGTAGCATATGTGCTCCTTACTGGATTGGAATAACTTTTATTTCACGACATCGGGGGCAAATATCTTTTCCTTCTTTGCTAATAAATCCTGCTTCTATTTTAGCATATTCTAAGGCTTGTTTTCTTCCCTCGCAAGAAATTGGCGCTGGATCTCCGCAAGAATCACATTGTACATACCATGCTTTGGATATCATAATAAATAAATACCATATCTAATAAGCTGCTATCTCAACCTATAGATATGGACTTTGGAGAATTGGGGTTATAGATCTCCTATTACGTGCACTTGGCCTAACGCGGATAGTGCGCTCAGATTAGCTCTGAGAGGCTATTGCGCGTTGTTTTGCCCAGACGCGCCCCTGGAGCAGGTTTAGCCTATTAGTCTTGGAGCTTGGGTACCTGCCAATCTGATTGACCATTTCTCCTTGACGCTAAAAGCCATCACGACCTTTTAGCTGCCGTAACTTAGCATCAATCTACTAAGTTATTGCCCACTGCTCGATTCGATCAAGCACCAACTGAGATGAGCGAAGCTCGCTCAGTTCAGCTAGCAGCCTAGCTGCTTCGCAGCGGAAAGTGGGCCGAGAAAGATTTTTCCCGATATCATTTACTACCGTTAGTACTGCTCTTACTGTACTCTATCCAAGCTTCTGCCATAGCATCATTGAACTTGTCTTTTGCGGTGAGCTTTTCGGCACGAAGTTCTCGCCGAGCAGTCTTGATTGCCTCATCTCGTTTTTCCACAGCAATCTGTGCTGATGTCTTGGGTGTTGCTGTACGTGGCATATTACTTCTCTCCTTGTTCGACTATACATTGAGTAGATAGATACTGTGATGCATCAGAAATAAGCTTTAGAAGTTCTGAGTTATTTATAGGGATTTGATCTAGCTTACCACTTTTCAAATCACGATTTATGAGCAGAAAAGTGCCGGCAGGAAGATCATATTTATCGATACCTTTCCTGACTATAAATGAATGAAATGACGGCATAAATTACTCATTATAAGAAATGCTTACAAGCACTGCACCAATCGCCCAAAAGAGTCTATACCAATGGCGGAGTTTGAATCTCTTATTGCTGTGAAGATAATCTATATCTTCTAGACTTCCTTCGGCCTTTTCGCGCCACTCTTGCTTCTGAGATGACATTATATCTCCTTACAATGGATTACATGCAGTAATGAACTTCTCCCGATCAAACTTCTCTGATTCTTCTTCAAATAGATTAGCAAAGTCTTCTCTGATTTGTAGCCAAGTCTCATAAGCTAAAGAATACTTCTTGCGAGGCTGATTATCGCGCAAAATCTCTGCTGTATTTTTCCACCTCATCTTGAACATAAAAATATCCTATCATAGATTGAAAGT